GCTCCCTGGGCAGGCGTGCTACCGTTATCACTACATCCTCTATATATGGTGGAGCCGAGGGGAATCGAACCCCTGTCCGAAATCCCTACATGAATAAAACAGTCTTACGCAATAGACAACACTTTATCAATTCGCCTCAAACTGAGACGGGCGGATCAGCAGTTGTCACTCCGCGCCCAGGGCGCATCGGTTAGATGCACCTCCACCACCTTGTTTCTTTTCACAGTGACAAGGAAAACTGCAATACTCTGACCGAATCTTCGACCTCAGATGTTTACCCGGTCAGTGGTACATCGTTTTGGAATCCAGCCGTCATCAGGCGGCAATTCCCTTTGCTGCAAGAGCAGCGGAAAAAGCGGGATTGATCATTACAACAGTCGTATCGTTGTCATTTCATTTTTGTTTAAGCCTTGAGGCGGTCTTCTACCTGCGAGTCTTACTCTCTCAGAACCCCGTCGAACCCATTACGGCCCCATATGAAATTGTCAAGGTGTACCGGTTCGGGCGTAGGCGCTGCCCGACCACGTTCCCCAATCCCTGCATATTCCAGACGGCGAATCTTATCGGCCGCGCGGAAGGGGAAGTCTTGCAGTTCATAGAGAAAGATATGTGCCACAGCCGTATCTCCCGCCTTGTCATCGGCATTCGGTCAAAATACCATTCCTGTGGCGAATGGGACTGGTCGGGACAAAAAGGATCGAACTTTTGACCTCACGATTATCAATCGTGTGCTCTACCAACTGAGCTATATCCCGATATTACGGCAGATGCGTCTGCCGTAATAGCTGTACGTCCGAAAAACCTCGTCTGCAGCCGATAGGCTTTTGGCTGAGATAGCAGTAAAAGTAATGAGCTGAACCGCACAAACGCCAACTTAGCCAATACAGCATAGTGGTGGAACCAGGGAGGATCGAACTCCCGACCCCCTGCTTGCAAGGCAGGTGCTCTCCCAGCTGAGCTATGGCCCATATGTCCGCCCCTAATAAGGGGCGGCACCGTTTTCGTTGATTTTCTTTGTTGCTATGGTCATATGATACCATAGACATTTCTGGATGTCAATAGCTACAAAGAAAATTATTTAGATTATTTGTGTCACTGCTGCGAGTCCGTACCGGCGCGAACATCCTCTTTCAGGCTGTTACTGGCCCGGAACGTGGGTACCTTGCTATCGCTCGATACCCGCATCTCCCCGGTGGAGATGTTTTTGCTATTGCGGCCTTTTCTGGTCTTCACCTCAAAGGTTCCGAAACCTCTGAGCTGTACCTGCTCCCCGCGAACCAGCGCATCTCTGATGATTTGGAGCACTTCGTCCACCACATCATTGGCCTGATTCTTGTAGTAGCCTTTCTCGCACAGAGCGGACACGATATCGGCCTTAACCATTGTCCCACTCCTTAATTCAATTTGATCTGATAGCAGGCATCCGCACCTACTCCGGGGCGGAAAACCATCATCAGCTGTGCCGGGGTCGAATAGAGCCGTTTTCCGTTAGCATAATCATCCGTACCGCACAAGCAGGGCGCAATCATACTCTCGATTCCCAACTCTTCAAACTCCTCTTTATGGTGCTTATCGGCCAACACCACATAGTCAATATCGCTGGAATACTTCTTGGCAAACAGCGTGTGCAGCGTCTTTCCGGCATTCTTCACGTTGTCCAAGTCGCCATGGGCGGCACAAATGTTATACCCGCATACGGAGAAGTACAAAAACTCGTAATACTCCGATTCCGGGAAAACGATATCGCCGCGATCATGAAGCCGCTGCTCAAGCCACCAGGGGATCAGCCGCTCCATGTTATCCGCATGAATACTGTCGTTTTTATTTTGAACGGTTCTCAAATGATTTCCGTAGGTCGCGTGAACTACTGTCTGCTCAACCTCATCGGCCAAAACACTGATCGCCTGTGCCATAATTTCTGACACTTGCATGATCTGGTCGCACGTCAGCTCCTCGGAGGCAACACGCGCACTGGTGTGTATTGAGCCATGAGCCGCGTCGCCCAACAACACGACATGAAGTCTCTGGCATTTATTCAGCCTGATGCGCTCAACTGCTCGCTCAACCAGCCGTTCCACACGATAACGGCATACCTGAGTATTATACTGCTCCCAGATATTGTCCGTTACCATACCGTAATGCCAGTCGGCAAACACAAGAACAGCTTCAGCATCGCCAAGGAACATACAAAAGTCGTCCGGCTTATTAACCGATAGCGGCGAAAACTCATTCAGATTCTGAGCAGCCTCAACGAGCCGATCTTCCAGATTTTCCTCACGGCCCATCCGATCGACCATCTTATTGAACTCGCGGCGCTGGTCATAGAAGCGTTTGGCCTCTTTACGCATCTCCGCAATTTTGCAGTTCAACTCGCCCATATAATCGTCCTGGCCGGGATTACCCTGAGCGGCATACTTTTTCTTGAAATACTGCGCAACAGCATAGCCGGAGTATGGCGTTACAGATGCCGCCTTTCTCAAACTATCCCGATGGCATTCGATGCCAGTTGCTTCAACGATGTCTTCCCAGTCCAGATCGTCGGGCTTCTGTTCGACTTTGATTTCGATTAGGCGAAGACCATATTCATATGCATCCTCACCTTCTCTGCGTTCATACTTTGGATTCACGAATGTCTTCACCCCTCTTCTGCTGGCAGAAGCGTGCTCTGCCTGATTTCAATTTCAATGTTTGGTACACCGGCCCAACGCTCCAAGATCTCCTTGATATCGTAAGTCCGAGCACCATTCACGTCATACTCCGTCAGCGTCATATCGGAGCAGTCGATCGTCGCGTGAGAATATACCTCACGCTGCTCCCGCACTGCCATTTACTTGTGCTCCTCGATCACGTTCATACAACGAATTTCGTTCAGCTTTGCAAGCAGCTCAGGGGATTCGACGCAGAAATAATGACCCCTCTTCGAGTCCTGCTTCATCGTCCGAGGATAACAGTAGTAGTGGGGATACTTATGCGGAGGAAACGCTTTGACCAGCAGATCTTTCTCTGTCTTGTTAATAGGAACCACGAGAACCATCCTTTTCTAATAAATTTGAGGGTACTCCCTCAAAATTACACCAAATTTAGGACTTGGGAACTCCCGACAACAAACGAGAGTTCCCAACGTGGTTTCAGAATTATTCGACCAACAAACCCGAAAATCTGTATAAAATTGTGAAAATTCAACAGTTATCGGACGTTATTTTTGGGCATATTACCGTTTCTCTACGGAAATGGAACCCATAAATTTCCACGTCCCACGGGCCGTCAGAAACCTCAGTCAAGGTTGAAATGGGTGTCCGGCTCTGCTCAATCAAGTCCAAAAAACACTGATTTGGTGCCGAAAACAACGTGTAAAACAAGGTGCGTGAGATATCTTTATTCTGAGGCTCCTCAATGGCGAGCATCAACCGATATGCAGTATGAGGGCTGATCCGCAGTGACTTAATATAGTTGATATACTCCTGCCGAATCTCATGTACCAGGATTGCCTTACCGTAGTTATCCAGGTTTTCGTCTGTTCCATCCCAAACCGCTCGGATTTTAGATCTCATATCCCTAACAAACCCCAAGATCCGTTCGACCTGTGAATAGCTCACAGATTTTTGCAGATAGGCGTCGTTTACCAACAGTTCAGAAAACGGGATGAACGACGTATAAGCATAGCTTGTACGGTAAGAGTTCAGACTGTGCTGCAAAAAATCCATCGTCGTATTGTGGAAGCGATAGTTTTTTCCCACACTGTCATAGTAGCCCTTCATGCGGGCAATCTTCCCGAAAAAGTTGGGCTTTACTTGCCGGCCATCATCGTCGCGTATCTCATACTTTTTTCTCAACCGTTTGATTTCCGCAACACTGTCTACGGCATATTCTCGCTTCGCCTTATCAATCTCGATGTTACTCAAAACGTCCAGCTGGGCGATCTCGCAGTAAAACTCCTCATACTCGGAAAAATCTGCTCCGCTGTTCAGCACATCCCACAGCTTCGTATTCAGCTCTTGGGAGAGGTTTACGATCTCACCGATCTTATTGACCGATGTTTTGATATCCAGATCAGACTGATCTGATTTGGTATAATGACGCACGATTTTCTTAGCGTCTACCATGCTGGTCGGGACGAGGAATTTGTGATAGTTCTGTTCTGCGGCCCGAATAAGGATAGCGTTATTCGTCAGCAACATGGTATCAGAGTCAAAGTCTGCACCGGATAGCCGGAAAAGAATATTCTCACCGATGCTGTTGACACACACGATCTCTCGCGTGGTATTGACGTACTGCCGGATCTCCTCGTTGTCCGTATTCCTCGCCAGGAGTACATTTCCCATCGTCACATGGGGGCTGCGCGATCCGAGAATAGTCTGATCAAAAGCAAACTGTTGGCAAAAAACATTGCCTACTCCGATTTTACTCTCACCATCAAATTGCCCAATCGCAGAGTAGAGCATTTCGATAGGGTTTCCCAGCAGAGTTGAATAGTTCCCTTCTACAAGGATGTGTCCACGGGCCAGCTCTTTTTTGAACGACTTCGATACGTCGGTTTTGAAGTTGTGGTACAGCTTCGTTTGAGAAAACTTATCTGTGACGCCCAACATCTGATATACCACATCGTTCGTCGTCGTAATTCCGTCGCTGTCGATTTCCTCATCCCCGCCCATATATTTGATATGGTACCGCAGCACCGCAGGATCTGTCTGGATCATGCGCAGATAATCCAACGACGGTTTTACCAACTGGTCAACATCATCTTGCGAAAGCTGAAGAGTATTCAAAAGCTGGTAATGGATCTGCACCATGCGGCCATCAAAGAAATGCGTCGGCTTCTCATGCTTCACGACACCAAAGTTACCGTCTTCGTCCAGCAATCTCAGCCACTGTTCCAGAGTGCCAAACTTCACGTACTTAATACTACTGGGCGTAGTAATGACCTTGATATCGCTGATATCCTGCGCCAGCGTGAAACCGGAAAGCTGGGATACGTCAGTAATGCCACGATCGGCAAAGAACTTCTGGATATTGGTATTAAAACAGGCCGATTTGAAAAACCGGTTCCGCAGAAGGATCATACCGTAATCCTGCCATTCGCCCATAGCACTTTTGTCAATGAGAGACTGTCCGTCCCAAATACTGTTCTCGATCTCAACCTCTTCCGGCTTTGAAGTAAGCCAGTTATCGCTACCAATCCTTGTCGCCACAACGCGATCTTTGAACACGCTCTTATAGTCGTCGATTACCAAGAAGTTCTCGGGCCGCAGCGGAATAGTACCGACGATGCTACTCAGAGTAAGGGCAATATAGGCTTCCAGAGCGGCCAGATCAATCTCCTGACCCTCTTTCACTTTCAGCCCACAAAGCTCCCACTTGTGCATTCTTGGATACAGCTGCTCATCAATGAACAGGCACTTTCCAATTCGGCTGCTTCCGCTTGAACGCTTGAACCTACGGAACACAATACCATCGCACGTGAATCCGTCCTGATAAAGACGATTCCGAAGCTGGGCTACGGTAAGAAGTACCTTCATGGTTTTCCCAAGCCGATACATTCCATTATCAAAAACGAACAGATCCCCCAGCTCCTGGGGAGAGGCCGGATTTTCGACGGGAGATCCTACCCGTACAGCAATCAGCTCCCCATCCTTGATACAAATATTGTCGGTAAGCTGCACATCCTGCGGCAGATAGCCATACTTGATGTAGGTGTTGTCAAAGAAGCGGTTGAACTCCTTGACGCTGTACTTGAACGTGACATTGATCACGCGCCGGCAGTATTCCTTACCCCGCTTACTGAACGTGAAGTCCATGCGGCGGTATACCTTCTCATAAACTTCCCTCAGCTTTATCAGGTCGAGGCTATAATCCAAAGTGTTGACAAAACGTCTTGTATTGAACTGGTCGTTGTGGTCTGATCCAGCCAGCTTCACAGAATATTCCTTACTGTTCGGGCTTGAATAGTTCGCCAAGAACAAATCCTTGGCATCCACAGACACGATATAGACCGAGTTACCCATGGCCTATTCACCTTCCTCAGTTTGAATGTTTTCGACTTGAATCAGATCCCCATACCAGAACAACCAGGTCTCTACGCCCTCCAGCTCGATCAGAGCAGAGAACCCATCGGGTCGTTCACGATGCGGATGCGCAACAAATACCTTGTCGCGGCTGGCCTCCACGAATTGACGGTACTCTCCCTGCATACGCGGATAATCCTTCCGAGCTGTGATTTGATCCACATTCAGAGTGACCAAATCCCCATCACGGATCTTTTTGTCGATCTCGTTTCCGAGGCTTTCCAGGACATCCGCAGCAAGTGCGCGTGAGCCTTTGTCCCTGAGCTTCTTTTTCAAAGCTCTGCGATTTTCACGGTTCAAACACATTACCCCCTGTCTGAATATTCCTGAATTACCTTTTCGTACTCCTGAGCGTTCTCTTTCAAAACGCTCTGATAGAACACTTCGTTTTCCCCTGCGTCGTCAGCCGGAGAATAGTCGTCACACTTCCCCTGGCACTCCGAGCCACATTGGTCATACCAAATACAATTTTTTCGTGCGGTGTTCATTGTAAGCCTCCTTCCGCTACACACCGCCGCGTCAGCTCTCTTAAATTTCAAGTTCCCTATATGATCGAATGAATCGTTGACGCCGCAATTAGTCTGTCGTGTTTCCATGAGAGATGTCGTTTAACCAATTCCGAAACAGTTCCCTCATCCGCCTGCTTGGAATGTAGATCCAGATTTCTTTGCCATCACGAATGGCCGACCGCCATACCCACTGGATCATCTCACTCAACGCATACTCATCCTCGCGCACCTCAACTCCTTGCTCCTGAAAGTAATTTTTCAGCAAAGGGTTGTAGTACACGTTGACGCAATAGGCCAAGCAGTCCCTATTCCGATATGCGTTAGTAGCCCGGACATTGCAGGAAAGGAAACCCTTGGTATATCCTTTGCCTTTCAGGAGAGCTTGGTAATCCTTAAAAACCGTCCACAGGTTACGGTCTGATGAAGAATTGAGCATATTCTTGAACAAGTTCGTCAAATTGTTTCTCAGCTGTTTGATAAGCGGCTGTCCTTTAGTATCACGCGCTTTCTTATACCAAGAAACAGATAGGCTCGACCTCATTTCGCCGATCTTATTCAGTTTCTCATCCTCGATGATATGAATTTTCTTTGGGAGTTCGGCCACGTAATCCGGTATGTGAGGTGTATCGCTGAAATGATATACCCCGTTCTCACAAACCGTTCCGATCCGCTGGACTTCGATATTATGAATGTCGAAGTAATATTTCTGCACCTGAGCATCGAACATATAGGTGAGAATGATCACCTCATCGAAGGATTGAAATACCTCAATCGGGAACTTCCATAGCAAGAGGCAGTCATTATACAAAATGACGTTGCCAGTCATGCACATATCCCGCAGATCTTCAAATCTGCCCTCGTAGTCATCATTTACCCACCGCACACGGTACTCAGAGTCAACCTCGATCATCTCCCGCTTGAGCATTTGCAAATCCTTTGGAGAAATCGGGATTGTCTGAACGGCTTGGAAAACCTCATCCAAAATGAGCTTATAGCCGCCGTCTTGGATCAGCGAAATCGTTTCATCGTTATACGACTCAAACAGCGCATGAGTGCTGGCGATGTTATCCCTCATAGACAAAAGGTAATGCAGATTTTCCAACTTACCCTTACCTTTGCTTTGCGGATCTTTGAATTTCCGCCCACTGCAACTCCGTTTGATTCGTTCTACTTCGTCCAGGTATGGCGTGATAAATACGTAGCGGCTTTCCTTGTCTTGGTTCATCAAAGTGATCGCGGACTCGGTTTTACCTGCTCCCATAATCGTGTCACATACCTTAACGATCACACGCTTTCCTCCTTCGCCGTCTTGCGGTAATAGAAGAATTGGAGCTGCTGAACATAGCCGGCAAATCCGGCGTACTGAGAGGGGTCGAAATTGCCATGGTAGACATCATCAATCATGCGGTTGATCCACACATCCCTGGGGTAACTGTCCATACGGTGAAGCCCAAACAGCATCACACAGTTCGCAACCTTCTCGCCAATGCCCCGCAGAGCAATCAGCGTCTTCCGGGCTGTATCGTCATCCTGCTTCTGGAGCTGCACCCAGAAATCTTCGTCATACTCGGCCATCTCTTTCACATAGCTTTCACGATAGCCCAGCGATGCCGGTGACAGATCCTGACCTCTCAGCTGCGCCGGCATCGGGAAGGAATAGAACTGCTGACCGTTGATCTCCCCCAGCGGCGTACCGAATGTCTGGCAGAGAATATCTACCGCTTTGCGAATGCGTGGGATATTGTTCCGCTGAGAGATAATGAAGGTCACTACCATCTCCCACAAATTCTGTCTCAGGATACGGATACCGCCACCTGCCGCGATCGCCTCCCGCAAAAACGGGTCTCCGGCCATCTTCTGCTGATATGCTTCATAGTCAGCAGACAAGTCAAAATAGGGCATCCATACATCCCGGAACTCATCATAGGGGCAGTGAAAAACATACCCGCCATTGGTACCCGGTGTGATTTTCACCAGTTTCATGCCAGTGACCGCCACATATCCCCCATCCTGCAGTGCGGTCAGCCGGAAGCACTGGCCGGAATCTGCAATCTGCTTCAAATCAAACGTATGGGAAATGTTAATGAGCACGCCATCAGAGACCCTCCGGCAAATTACCTTTTCGCCACTCATCATACTCGCTCCTTTTCTTCAAATATTTGCGGATTATGCTCAGTCCGCAGTACACCAGATTGCAATACGGCTTGGAGCCGTCGCCATCGTATTGGGTGATTGCTGATACAACCTCCTGCTCCGTCAGATTCTCCGGCACATACCGGAACAGCTCAAATACCTCCTGCATTTTCTCAATGAGGCGGATATTATCGGCGCAGGTTTTGACTTGACTCTTAGCCAGCGTCAGCATTGTCGCTGGGTCAATTCCATAGAGTCTTGCGGCATTTCTATACGCTTGCACCTCTTCAAACAGAGCGGCACGCTCCTGGTTCATACGCAGGATCGTTGTTTCGTACTCGTTCAGTCTGTGCGTCAACTCTTTAAGGTCGTCCACTGCACACGCTCCTTTCTGATTGATTTACTTTGTTGCTATTTGAAAGTCAAACTTTCTTCACTATGCAGCCATACCCTCTACACGTCCGGCCATATCCCATCTTGTCTCCGAATAGGCCGTTGTCGTCCAGATTACGAATAGTTGCCTGCTTTTCATTGAGCTTTAAGATCTCACCGTTCCGAAGCTCTTGGTACTTGGAGTCAATGTAGGCCACACAATCTCCGACCACAAGCTCCCGACCGAAAAAATCACAATGCTTCATATATTCACCGCCTTATCCAAAGTCCACGCAACCGCATTTGGGCGCTTCCTCACGGGAGCTTTGTTCCTTCTCGCCATCCCACTTCCAGACGGGAACGAGCTTCCGAAGATCCGACACAGCAGCGTCGCGCTCTGCCCGCAGCGTTTTCACTTTCTCCGCACACTTATACCAGTTCGAGCGCAGCCCGTCGCATTCCACTCTGAGCTTTTTCAACTCCTCCAACCAATGGGCGAGCTGTTCATGCTCGGCAGCGCAGGTATCACAAGGGTTGCTTTTTCTCAGTCTTTCCGCAACCTTATAGCAGTGCTGGATCACTTCGTCAAGGGCCATGGCCGCATCGGGCTTCTTCGGTTCAACCACGAAAGCCCACTCGTAAGCATCAACCGGAGAGTTGAGGTTCTTAAAGCACAACTTCCCATCGTAAACACTCCCCTTGACGTGAGAGCAGGTTTCCTCATCGCAGATGGAGCAGGTCGTAGAGGCTACACTACATCCGATAGACACATTCTTTACCATGTCGGCATTCAGGTCTTCGATCAGCTGCTTAGACACCTCAGAACGGAGGATGTAAGCATATGCAATCAGTTCGCAATAGATATCGCCGGATCTCGTAGTCCTCTCGATATCAGAGACCACGACGGTATCGTAGATACGAGCACTCTCCTCATTCTTGATAATCCCCGGCTTGCCGATGTACATTTTGGCAAGGCTATGAAGCGATTTAGTAGTAAAACGCTCAAAGTCCTTATCCACATCGTTGCTGCACACCCTCATACCGAATATAAACACCTGATCGGCGGTCAACGGGTGTGAGCTTACGGCATTGATCTTTCTCATGTCGGCATCGGTCGGGACGCCGCTTCTCAATTTAACGGGGCAATCCATGTTCTTCACCCACCCTTTCAAAGTAGAATGTAATTTTCTTTGGCGTTGGCTTAACCATACCAAACCGTACAGCCTGACGGTAAGTATAGCAGTCACGCTCCAAGGTGACCGGCATAGCTTCCAGTATTCGCCGCCAGCCCTCCAATGAGTTGCCGCGCTTGTAGTGATTGCAGCTCCGACAGGTCGGCAGCATATTTGCCAGATCGTCTTCGCCCTCACTCCTCAGCGCAACAACGTGATCGACTTGCATATCCTCATAGTTCAGCTGCTCGCCGCAGTATGCACACCGCCCGCCCATCTTGTCATAAATGGTGCGGCGCTCTGCCGGCGTCAGCCTGCGTCTCTTTTCCATTCATAAATTCTCCTTCCGCTCATTCTCCAACTTGTTTATCCGATGCGCTATAAACAAGTTCTTTCCGTAGCTCATCCTTCAATCTGCGCTTAGCCAACCGCTTGTTGGACTTTTTGGCTTTTGCCCACCCATTGTGGTTGTTCGCCCAGCAAGCATATCTGTGGCTAAACTCAGACTGCCAGCCGAGTTTTCCTTTATAAGTGTTAGCCTTCTTCATAGTTCACATCACATTTCTGCTCTGACCCGCATAAGGATTTTACCAAGGCGATTTTCTCCAACGCCATCACAGACGCCCCAGATGCGGTCGCCCCAAGTATTGCCTTCAATGAGTTCGGCATCTTTGGTCGCAACAAGCTTGTCTGCCAAATCAGGATTCTGTGAGAACTTTGCCTTGCAAATCTCATACATAACGGTATCTTTGACCGCTTCCCAGTCACCACGGAGCTTAACCCTACGCCCAAGCCTCTTTGCCTCTGACGGATTCAGACGGCAAAACTCAGTCATACGTTCTGGGCATTTAGCCGCTTGAAACGCTGCCTCGTTATTCTCAAAACACATTCCATTGTAGGTAACTGGTGCCGAGTAGAAGTTACTCAGAAAATAATACTCACCTCTAAACTCGCTGATACTTACTCCCATGTTATACCTCCATCATTTCGTATCGATATATACAGAGCATACCGGTGTTTTGTATCTCGATCATGACCGTACCTCATTACCGCGCCGCAAAGAAATCGCGGTAGACCTTTTCGATGATGGTATGGCTGGAAATGTTGACACTCGGGACTGCCCATCGAGCCGTAGCCTCGAAGTCCTTCTCGTGCGCCGCAATGTAAGACCTCATGTCATTTCGCAGCCCATCCACCGTACCGATCGCACAGAGCAGAGAGTGCTGCGCCGCCTCAAAGTCCTTGATGGCACGATCTTTGTCGGGGCCGTCCGGGTAAAGATCAATGACGCCCTTGCGCACAATCGCTACCTTAGCTTTCTCTTCCAGATTTGTTTCGGCGGCAAAGTAGTCCAACAGCAGCCGTTCTCTTTGCCGGTCAGCCGGCGTCCATTCCGGCTGGGAGTGCTTCTTCAGGAACATAGTAAAACCTCCAAAAATGTTCAAAAGTTCAGAACCCCAAAATCGAATTATCACTTTTGAGGTGATAAATTCTAAATTTCGATGCTCAAACGCTCGTCAACAAACGGGGTATTTGAAAATCGTCCCTTAGAAGGGGAAGGGGTAATATCGCTACGCTCAAAGTGGTCTAAAAAGTTGCAAAAATAGCCAATTTGCAAAGGGGAAGTTTTTGCAGTTAGGCCGCTCGCTTCGCTCGCGGATATACGGAGAGTTGGTAGCGGCCTAACCCAAAAGGTAGGTGCGGGGTAGACACTTTCGATTTAGTCATCTACCCATCCCCCAGTATCTTGAGTCTTCTACCGACTGGCAGCGTGGACACCAGAGAAAATCAAATATCCCCTAACAGGTCGATTGAAACATCGTGGTAGGCTTTCTTCTCTTCCTCGTCAGCGATTCCGATATAGCGCATGGTGATGAGAGCACTGGAATGACCGAAAAGACGCTGGAGGAACACAATGTCGTGGTTGCTCTGGTAGTGGAAGTATCCGAAAGTCTTCCGCAGGGTATGGGTACCGATGTTCTGCTTGATCCCGCAAGCCTTAGCCGCATCCTTCAACTTCTTGCGCAGGGTGTCCACTTCAATGTGACCACCTTCACGGGAAGCGAAGATATATCCATCAGAGTAGTGGCCGGCATCGTTACCATAGTACCACTGAATAGCGTGGACACAGGATTCATTCAGATAGAGTCCACGTCGTTTGTCTACCTTCTCCTGAAAGACTGAGATTTTGTCGGTGGTATCGGTGTAGTCTCCGACAATGTAGCGAATCTTGCCGTCAGGGAAGAAAATATCAGAACACTTCAGTTCCAGAAGCTCGTTGGCTCTGAGGCCGAGGTTGATACCCAGAATGAATGCCAGCAGGTATTTGGGATCAGCATTAGCCCGTAGCCAGGAGGCCATAGCGTCAAGCTGCTCACGAAACTTGATCGGGAAAACCGTCTGCTCTTCTCCCTTGCGGTAGTTGACCTTCTTGGGAGGCTCGGCAGCAGAGGTACCGGGGAACTGAATGATTTTACAGCTGGTCGGCGGTACGGTATTGATCTGAGGAGCCGTAGGCTGATCAAAGAGGGTAAGTTGCGTGTCCATAGTCCACCTCATTTTCTTTGTCGCAAAAGACCGTCAGTTGTTGTCTCTTACCTTAATATATTCTACCATATCTGGGGTCTAAAGTCAATCAGAATATTAGTTTTCTTTGTTGCTATCGGAGAAGAATACGACTGTAAACGGGGTGAATTATAGAGGGTTGACAGAAAAACCGAGGCTGTAAGGCTAAAAATGTGACTTTGGAGGTATGGGTTTAATTCATTTACTGTTGGGGAATCGTCGAGATTGTTCCCGAGTGAAAAATGGGGATATGAGGCGTACGTGATAGAGTAGAGGTACTGAGCCGTTTCGTGAGAAACGGGGCGGGCGCGAAAATGTGAAGGCTCCCCCGGTGTCGGTGGCGTCCAGGCAGGCGGGCGGGGTGCCGTTGTTCGTCTGCTGACGGGCGAAAACGGGCCGGGGTTCTGCAAACTCTCCAAAAGCAGAATTGACAGAGACAGAAACGGGCGGGAGAACGTCGGGAGACTGGGAGCTTCAGCCGGTGCGGGCTGGGGTGCCTGCTGGCCTGGGGTGGTGCTGGGCTGGCCGTTTTGGGGCGGGGTTCGGTCTATATATGACTTTGACGGCAAAACGGCAGGCAAGCGGGCGCAAGTCCTCATCTTTTCGCCCTTTCTCCCTTCGTGCCCTTCTTCTCCCTCTTCGGATGTCCTCGCGTTCTCCTGCTGGCTCTGTCTGTTTGATCTGGGCGGGCAGGTTGACGGCATAGGGGCGGCGGGCGGCGTGTCCGTCTGGCCGTGGTGCTGGGCGTGTTGTGCTCTCCTGCGGCATGGGGCAGGGCTGGCCGCTCTCGTGCCGTGTCTGTTGTCCGTCTCCCCTGCTGGCCGTGCTGGGGCGGTCTGTGCGGGCGCTGGGGCTGGCGCTGGGCATGGGCGGCGATCTCAGGCCAAGTGGTTTGCTAATCGGCAAAATGCACAAAGATTCAATAAGAAATGCAGCATAATGACGAAAATAATGCCTTGTATTCTGTGCTTTTTACGCTGTAAATATGCCTGTTTTGGTGTAAAATAGGCTGTTTTTCTAACTTTTTGGATATAGCAACAAAGTAAATGATTGACGGATAAGATCTTTTATGATAAGATATAGACAGTTAAAGAGGGCGGGCGCTGGGGCCGTTGGCCGGGGTATCCTCTCCGGGTGGCAGGCTCCACCGCTTCCCAATAGCAACAAAGTAAATCAACGTAAAGGAGACAGAAACAATGAAAAAGACTTACAACATGAGCGAGACCATGACGCGGGCATGGGCCATCCGCAAAGCGGCGGCGGCTGATATGGGGTGCAAGGTGTCTGAAGTCCTGATGGGCGAATGTCTGAAGATCGCCTGGGCTGAAGCTGAAGGCGCAAACGCTGAGACCAACGCCGCCGCCATCGCGGGCGAGTGGGCGAACATGGCCGACGCTGACAAGGTGCGCATGATGACCGCTTGCATCCGCAAGGCGGCAAAGAATGAGATCGGCTATTCTACCGAAGACCATTACCTGCAGTTCTCTGAAGTGCCCGCGTTCGGTTGCTTCCGTGCCCATGATTTTGATGAATTTGTGTCTGAAACCTGTATCCGGGTTCTTGACAAGCTGGCCGACCTTGACAAGCTGGCCGCGACCAATGAACGCCGCGCCGCTCAGGGCAAGCGCCCGATGCGCCTGGTGTCCGTCGTTTACAATGCGGCGCGGGCTTCCATTGCGGCGGTATACTACGCCGACAGCAAACACGGCGCGGCGTATGACTGGCAGATTGAAGACGGCGAGGGCAACGCGGCGAGCTTCCTTGAAACCTGCTGTGGCGATGCTACGGTGAACACCGAAACAAGCGCCATCATCCGGGCAGACCTGGACGCGTTCCGGGATGGGCTGGACGAGATCGGGCGGCAGATTCTCGAAATGGTAGCCGCACACAAGACAGAGCGCGAGATCGGAAAAGCCGTGGGCATCTCTAACGTAGCCGTACACAAGCGCATTGTGAAAATGCGGGCGGCGCTGGAAAGCCTGCGGGTTGCCTGAAAAGAAATTTTTCCGAACGGTTAGCAACAAAGAAAATCAATCTGTAAATAATAGCGGGGCCGGCAAAACGGAACGCCGGCCCCCAATAAAAAAACGTAAAGGGGAACACAAAAATGACTATCAATAACGCGGTTCTGAAAAATTGCTTGAAGCTCTCCAGCAAGATCACGGTTTACGTGCCCGCCACAAACGGCATTGACCAGGCGGCGGACAATACGGAACAGGTCAAGAAAACGGCGGCGCTCCTCTCCGAGCTTTTTGGCGGCGCGACTTCCACCCCGGCGCTGGGCTACTGGATGTCTCCGGCGGCTGGCCTGGTGGCAGAGGCTACAACGGTAGTTTTCGCCTACGCTGCGGATGCGGCGCTCCAGGAGCACGTCGGGCGTGTGGTGGAGCTGTGCGAGGAGCTGAAGCGGGAGATGGGACAAGAGGCCATCGCCCTGGAAATCAACGGCGAGATGTATTTCATCTAACAGCAGGACGGCGAGCGAGGGCTACGGCTCCCGCCCGCTTTTCTGTTTTCCGGGCCGTGCAAGAAAATTTTTCGGAACGGTTAGCAGATCGGGCGCGGTGTCTGTAATTATAACAGAGGGACACAAAAAACTTTACGGAGGCGCTGAACATGGCGAATAAACTTCCCTGGACTACTCCAAAGGTAGAAACACTTTACACGACTTCCAGCGTGGGCAGACTGATTGCGGAATACCTGGACGCAGGCGGGCAGATGCTCCAGATGCGGGAGGGCGTGCTGGGACACGGCGACGTGCTGTTATACGACGACGCCGGAAAGCTGAAAACCTATGTTATCCGCGAGGTGGCAATCAATGAGTGGAGCAGCGGCCACAAGGTCAGAGGTTATAACAGAATGCCGGAGAAATACCGGGCGCTACTGGATAAACAGAGATAACGGAAAAAGAGAACGGCGGGAGTTTTCCCGCCGTCTTTTTGTCTTCAGTTAAAGCCCATAACAACCAGGAAGCCGAACGCGATCACTGCGCCGATGGTAACAAGTGGATGATGTTTCAACATGAACGGGAAAAACGGGACGTGTTCATAACGGGATGCGCAATTATAGTGCTGGATGGCCTGGTATCCGGCGGCGATCACCGCAAGAATGACAAATACCCACATATAATCACCTAAAAATATTTTTTTGGAACGGTTAGCAAGTCCATAATTCCTTCTGTAATTATATCAAATAATGGAAATCGACGCAATGTTTATTTTGGAACGGAGGAAAGCAAATGGATATTCAGGAAATCAACCAGAGTTCGCCGGAGTTCCTGTATCAGATGCTGGGACGGCTGGAAGCGGATTGTCTGTATTATCTGGGAAACGGTGGGCGCTTTGCGGGCCATCTCTGGGCAGGCAACGAGCGCGAGCAGATCAAACTGATGCGGATGATTTACCGCCGCTTGTATGAGATTGGAGCCGCGCCGGAATGGATGAGCGAGCAGCAGATCAACGACTTTGCGGAGCAGATGCTGGTGGTATAAAAATTTTCAGGGCGGTTAGCAAATCGCCGTTTCTGTCTGTAATTATATCAGAAAACGAATGGAGGTTCTAACCGTGACAAAATATTATATTTCTTTGGAGGCTGACGGAAATTTTCATATTATCGAGTACGATACTTGCGAGGGCGTAAGAGTGCTGCGGGACGCTGGCGGACGGGAAACGAGTGTTGTAATTTATCACAATAGCTTGATTATTTCCGCTTTGTATGACACTGTGGAGGCTGCTATAAAGCACCTGGGCGGAAGTCGCCGGGAAACGATCTTGCCTGATGGTCGAGTGGTAATCCCGGAGTCCGTGAATTATCCTGAGTTAACCATCCGCAATATCTTTGTGCCGTTTAGTGCTGTGCGTGGTGAGGTCTGGCCCGGAGAGCCTGGATGGGGAAAATAATTTCCCGATTAGGTTAGCAAATACGAATTTCATTCTGTAATTATAGTAGATACCAGAAAATCAAATGAAAATAACGGAGGCTGACAAACATGAAGTGGTTCAATAATCCTGAGACACTGGAAGACCTGAAAAAGCAATACAAGAAGCTGGCTTTTCAAAATCATCCTGACCGGGGCGGCAAAACTTCGGATATGCAGGAGATTAACGCTGAGTATGAAGTGCTGTTCTCCCGGCTGAAGGATACCCACAAAAACGCGGAGGGCGAGTTTTACACGGCACGGACGGCCACGACCGAGACGGCCACGGAGTTCATGGATATCATCGAAAAGCTGATTCACATGGAGGGCATCGAGATCGAGGTTTGCGGCTCCTGGGTGTGGGTCACTGGCGACACCAGGCCGCACAAGGAAGAGCTGAAAGCCCTGTCTTTCCGGTGGAGCAGCAACAAATCCGCGTGGTATTTCCACCGCGACGGATACAAGAAGCGGAGCAAGAAGTCTCTGACACTGGACGAGATCAGGGGCTACTACGGCAGTGAGAAGATCGAAAAAGAGGGCAGCGGGAAAATCGCGGTTGCATAACAGATCGGTGGGCTGGGAAAACCTGGCCCGCCTTTTCTTTTTCGGAAAGTTTTACTGAACGGTTAGCAAATTACCGGAACAGTCTGTAATCATAGTGGGAGGTGGTCAAGTCCATTGAAGTGCTACTACCTGGGCGATAAGAAAATCACCGAAGCGGAGGCCAAAGAGATCGAGGCCAAAAACCGCGAGATTTTAAGAGATGGAACGGTCGAAGAGCTTTTGCAAATTCGGCACGTTATTTGTCGGGAGGAATGAAAGATGGAACACACATTCAAGATCGAAAAGGAATTGAAGATCACGACAGAGAACATCGTGGACTGTGTACTGTCCTGCGAGGCAGGCGGCTTTAACTACTGGGGCGAGTTGTGCAGCGATGAGAAGGACTACGAGGCGGCGCGGCAGCGGCTGGCGGAGAGAGAAAAGGCCGATATGAAGCCCTGCTATGAGGACGTGCTGGCCGAGATTCTGGAGAGCGGCGGCAAGCTGACCGTGTACGACCGTGAGGACGACAAAGACCACGAGCTGACGTTGGAAAAACTTCTGAACGGCTGGAAAAAGTACGCGGAAGATCATAACGCGGACGACTTCGACGAGTACGACGGAATTTCTGCTGACTGCATTATGCAGTATGCGATTTTCGGCGAAGTGATTTACGGCTGATAAAACGGGCTGGCCTGGTAGCTGGCCCGTTATTTTTTTTGCCGGTTAGGTTAGCAGGATTGAAAAACCGTCTGTAAATATAGTGTAAGGGGCAACGCTCCAAGCAGCAAAGTAAATTAACGGAGGTTGAAAGAATGAAACGCTATGCAGTTTGTATCACTGATGATGACGGCGGCACGGGTGAAGCGGTTTTCACCGTAAAGAATAAAACCGAGGCACGGGCCAGAGGTAGCCTTTATATCCGTCAGTGGCAGCTCCCCAACGGAAAGATCGAGTATATCCGGGAACTGGCAGAGGGTGAAGAGGCCGTCAAGTTTGGCCGCGCCGCTGGCTATTGATAGGAGGAGATCATCATGTATGATGTCGAAAAGTTGGTTTCCATCGTCTGCGATTATCTGGACGCCGAAGCGGACTATATGAAATACAGTCTGGACGCAAGAAAAGAGCTGGGGCTGGCTCCCAACTCTACCCTATGGATTCCTTCCCTGAATGGCTCCAAGGCATACCGCCTGGGCGAGCTGTTTGAAAAGTCAGGAGCGACCGGGAGCATTTTGGCCGACATCTGCGCCATGCTGGACATCAATCAGGAATTGCTGGTGGCCGCTGTCAAATCCATGCAACGCAAGGAACGCCATAACGGACGCTGGGACAATCCGAATTATACCTGCTGGATGAACGAGGACGACAAAAAGCGGCTGGCCCGGTTCCTTTCCAATGAGCGCGGAGAGTCCGGCGTTTATCCCTGGTTCAGCAGTACCGGGCGGAAAAAGCCCTGGTGTGAATAAGATAGGAGGAATTGAAATGTTAAAGCAAATCAATAATCGTTTCTATAAGTATTTTGATAAAAACGCTAATATGCTTTTCACCTTTGAGAAGGGCGGCATTGGCGTATGTAGCATCGGAGAGTGCTGGCGGCTCCGTCTGACATTCTCAAATCAGCAGACACTTGTAGCCTGTTTTGTGACATACGATGACCACCACAACGCCGCAAAACAGTATAGCCTTCACGGGCGTATCTGGTCTGAGCGGGAAGCATTGTCCGAAGCTAATAAAATGGTCGCTGAGTTTATAGAGGATTAACTATTTCATAGTTAGCAAATTTGCCCTTCTTTCTGTAATTAAAGTAGAAAGTCAAAATAATGGAGGAATGACACATGACAACAAAAACTGATTTTCACGCCATCCAGGAGCTGAGGGAGAAATACGCTCCGAAAGTGCGGGGTATCGTCTCCGGCGAGGAGGCCAAGACCATCTGTGAAGTGCTGGAAATTGATAAGCGCAACAACATCGAGCTTCAGAATATCCGGGATATGGTGGTCATGATCTACGGCCAGTGGTTTGATAAATCACGTGACCAGTATCTGGAGGATAAGAAGAAGGGCGTGCAGGCGGTTGATAAGTCTGCGGGGTATCTGGACGCAATGAGCGCCATCACCTGCGTCATCGACCATGAGAAATTCAAGAGAGGAATGGGAGTATAAAATTTGGGGAGGGCGGTTAGCAAATCGTTCTCCCCTTCTGTAATTATACCAGGAGGTGCAGTGATGGAAAACAAATACGTTTCCTTCGAGGTTTACCGTCCCGTAAAGTCTCCCACGGAGAAAGGGGAATACATGGGAAAGACACCGAACCTGGAGCAGGCACGGCGGGCCGCTGATGCTGTTGGTGGTGCCTTGTACGGGATAACATCTGACGGACGCAAAGTCCTATTGCTGTAAGGGAGGCACAAATGGACGTTATCTCTGGCAAGCTGCGTACAGCTATCGAAGCCGGAGACAAGCGCATTGAGATCAAATATTAAGGAGGAAGACAAAATGGCACAATGTACGAGAGAGCAGGTTGATCGCTGGAATGCAAAACTGAGCAACGGATTCCGGCTTGATCTGGAGCGCTTCATCATCTGGAATGACAAGGTGGCTACGCGCTCCATCGAATTGCCGGACGGCAAAGTGCTGAAGGCCGACATCGGATGGACTGAGGTACGCGAGGAGCCGAGATTGGGTTGTTTCTATCAGAAGACTATTGGCATGATGCCGCGCCTTTCCCTTTCCCTGTGGACTCCGAGCAGCACGCCGGGTATGTGGTGTAGCCGTGGCCTGGGTGCCGTGGTAAAGATCACCGACAACATCTACCAGAAACGCAACTGGAACGAGCTGGCAAAGTTCACTGCTGAATGGGACGAAAAGCGCCTGCTGGAAGAGGCCAAAAAGCATATGGCCGAGCTTCAGAATGATGTGGTAGCCTAAAAAGAGGCGGAGGGATTTTTCTCTCCGTCTTTTTTCTTTCTTTTGGTTAGCAACAAAGTAAATCATTTTGTAAATATAATAGGAGGCGATAAAAAAATGAGACAAGCACAAATGACAAGAAATGAACGGCGGTATTACCGCAAGAAGATAATCGAGCAGCGGCTGATGGGGCTGGGAGTTCTGGCCTGCTGTGCTCTGGTGCTGTGGATGTGCTCCACCGGCGTAACCGTAGAAGATCGAGACGGCACGGCGGTTGTACTGCTGGCTCCGCTGGGGCTGTGGTTGCTGTTCTCTAAGCAGATTCTGATTTACTGAGGAGATGCCAAGATGAGCGAGAGAATTTTCAATGTTTCCCGGTCTACGAAAACCGGTAAGACAGTCAATGTTGGCGACTTCCCTACGGTTGAGCAGGCGCAGGCCGCTATGCTGAGTCACTACAAGGTGACACCTAAGCGTGGGGGCTTCCGGTATCGTATCTTTGAGGAGGAGCTGGAAGAGATCAACGGAGTTACGTTCCGCAAATTCTGTCTGGTTCTCAGCGGCGGAAATAAACCATACAGCAAGAGCTATACACCGGCTGAATTGAAAGCCCTGGCAGAAAGTGAGGCATAATATATGGAACGGACGGATAAGCTAAATCAACTCAGGCAATTCAATAGACCGTGGGAATATGATTGCTGTGACATAGCGGAAAAGCTGGTTGAGCTGTCAAATCTGCCGGATGACGGGCAGTTGAAAAACGAGCTGACCGATGCTCTATACTATCTCAAAGCTGTGGCGGAGAATCCTTATAACAGCGACTATCATCGTGTGCTATTCAATGTGTTGCTGGTCATCACGGGGTTTGAGTGTTTCTAAATCAGGGAGAGGGGCAATCCTCTCCTTTTTTTATTTTTATGGTTAGCAATTTTTCAAAACGGTCTGTAAATATAGTGGAGGTGCTGAATATGAAAACCTGCAAAATCTGCGGATGTTCTTTCGATGAAGAAAATTTTGAAGGTATCATTGTCAACGAGGGCATGGACAATGAATACCATGTTTGTTGCGATTGTGTCCCGTCTGAGTGTAACAACGGACATATTATCTCCTGTGAAGCCTGCGGTTCATATTTTTCGGCGGATAAACTGCACGACGAAGAGATCGAGGGTCATTCCTTTACCGCGTGTCCGGCCTGCGGGAAAGATGTGGTAGAGGGATTAAGCCGTGCAGAATTTGAAGATGAATACTTTTGCCCAAGATATTCTGTTGTCGTTCGTCAATTCAACGGTTCAGTTCGTGGATATATCGTGAGCGCAAATGGTCGCCACGAGGTCATGAAGCGGCTGCTGGAAAAGCTGGACTTCAACTATGTCGCAGAGGTATCCATTGGGGAAATCCTTGTGAAGGAGGATGAGTTTTAATGTACATGAGCAAAAAGAAGTTCGATGAGATCAAGGCCAAGCATAGCACTACCATTGTGGTGGATGCTGATGTGGGCGAGGCTCTGGCTTTTGTCCAGGACTTGCTGGAGGCTGAGGCGGACGCAATCAAAACCTGCGAGCCGCACGCAACTGCATCTATCGGACGCCTGAATGAAGCCGCCTATGAAGTGTTTTCCATCTCCAACGAGATCGACGCCGAGGAATTTGATGACGGCAAATAAAAAAGTAGCCTCCCGGTTAGCAAAACTGGGAGGCTATCTGTAATTATAGTGCAAGCACAAGCAACCAACTTTAAGGAGGATGACAAAATGAGCGCTGCTAATTTCTGTACCATGAGGGACTTCCCTTTGTTCGCCAAGGACTACAATGAGGACGCCAAGCGCTGCCCGGAATGCGGAGCGATCATGAGCGTGGACGCTACGGAGTGTGACTTCTGTGAATGCAACGAGCTGGAAGACTACCAGTATTATGATAAGTGCGCGGCCTACGACGAGCGCCAGGAGATCGAGGACAAACTGCTGGACTTTAATCGTGGCCTGCTGTTCCATGAAGTTAAGCTCCAAAGCGGATACTATTCTGGTGTCCAATTCTATGTGGAAATCAATCACGATTTGACCGAAGATCAGGATTATTCCAACGATGACTGCCATTACTATTTTGACTGCTGTCGGAGTGTAGCCTATCGGAAGTATGCGTCGGAAGTTCGGAAGATCAACCGGAAGCTGGCCGAGTTTGCCAAGGCATATGGATTCCAGGAATATGTGTGTACTGCCAGATTTTCAAACGGTGAGGCGTGGTATCAGCTTGCCTCTAATCCCCGTGCCCGTTTGAAATCTGTCGTGGCCTGATGACCGCCCGCCGCGTTCTGCGGCGGGCTTTTTTATATTAAAAGTTAGCAAATAGCCTTTTGTTTCTGTATTTATAGTGAAGCGATTCCAAACGACATTTTGAAAGGACTTGATTTCGTGAATAATGAGAGCGGCCTGAATGAGAGCGGCCTGAGAACCTATGTGTGCAAGCGAGCCAGGATGTGTAGCTTCCTGCGTGAGAGAGGCTTTGAGCCTTACAAAGTTACCCCTGACCGGGACAATCCTATGTACGATGTTTTTCTTTTCACTGCGTCGCCTGAGCTGTACCAAGCTGTGATGGAATATATCAACACCAGTTCTGAGAGGAGAGATTTGAAATGAAAATTGATTTGACTGATGCTCAGGTTTCCTTGATCATCGACGGGCTGCGTGCTTTGCAGGAAAACGCTGCATATGAAAACAAATGTACCAGCGACTCGGAAATCCACGATAGCAACAACCAAATGGCCGATGAGGTAGATGATCTGTGCGAGTATCTTAACTGTTGCGAAGAGGTTACACCGGAGGTAGCTATCTGTGTCAAGGGCGGTTTGGTGAGTTCAGTTTATGCCAATGCCAATATGGATGTCGATGTATATGATCTGGATGTTTCCGACTTCCCGGACGAAGGGGAACAGGAAGCGGCAGACCAGAAAGAGGCCGAGCTGGATGAGCTGGTCAAGTCTCCCGGCTGGCGTGCTGTTTGGTAAGAAACCATTTTTTATAAGGAGGAACATATGAGCATTACTTATGATGTGTCCAAGCAGAAGGGCAGTTCCCGCTGGTACCCCCACAAGATCGAGACTCCCAAGGTGCCTGCTGGCCCGTTGGGAGATAAGAAGCAGGCGCTTCATGCCGCCGCCGAGTTGATGGGGGTGAGTTACCCCGAGTACATGGAGTTGAGGAGGAAGAAAGGATGCGCGTAAACTACACCCCTGAAGAGATCGCAGAGATGCACGACCGTAACGAAAACTTCAACGGAACACGTGCTAACTTTTCCAAGATCAAGCTCTACCAGGCCGTCAAAAGCGACCTGGTGGAGTTTATGAATATGTGCGATGACGTGCGGATGATCGACGGGTATGACCCGAACATGAAAGAGAAGCACGCCATTCTCTGGCTGGACTTCTCCCCTGCCGCTACTCTGAACAAGGAAGAAACATCTGCTCTCACGGCCATCATGAACAAGGCCGACGGCACGGTGATTTCTGCCGTTGATGGGCACGTCCGCATTTCCTTTGATATCAACGATATCTGGGATAATTAAACAGACGGTTAGCAAAACGCAGTTCTTTTCTGTAAGTATAGTGACCGGAGAAAAAACAAACGAGAACAAAATTTAGGAGGTACGTAAAAATGTCTGCGAATGTTGAGAGTATGTTCTATGCTGGACGCGAGAAGCCCTGGCACGGCTTGGGTACTCAGGTTGAGGAAGCGCCGACAAGTGCCGATGCACTTCGGCTGGCTGGTCTGGACTGGACTGTGCAGCGCAAGCCCATTCAGGTTTGCGGCGGGCGCAAGGTGGATAACTTCTTCGCTAATGTGCGAAGCAGCGACGGTGCAGTGCTGGGCGTGGTCAGTGACCGGTATCAGGTGGTGCAGAACGCGGAGGCATTTGCGTTCACCGACGCTCTGATCGGCGGAGAGGGTCAGGTTCACTATGAGACGGCGGGAAGCCTTATGGGTGGCCGAAAGATTTGGCTACTGGCAAAACTGCCCGATACGGAGATCGTCGGCGATAAGACCGAGCCGTATCTGTGCTTCTCCAACACTCACGACGGCAGCGGCGCTATCCGCGTGTGCATGACACCTATCCGGGTGGTTTGCAACAACACTCTAAACATCGCACTGAACGGCGCAAAGCGTGCGTGGTCTGTCCGGCATACCGGCGACATTCAGGCCAAGCTCCAGGAGGCGCGGATGTGCCTGGACATGGCGAATAAGTACATGGACAAGCTGGCTGTGTACGCCGACCAGATGGCGAACAAGACCGTCACCGATGAGCAGATCGCCAAAATTCTGGACGAGATGTTCCCGGCCACGGAGGATATGAGCGAGCGCGAAAAGCGGAACGCGACGAAAGCCCGTGAAGAGTACATGATCTGCTACTTTGCGCCGGACATTCTCAAGTTCAAGGGGACTGCCTGGGGCGCACTGAACGCGATGAGCGACATGGTTGGGCATACCGCTCCCCGCCGCATGACCTCCAACTACCAGGAGAACAACTGGGGCCGGATCATGGACGGCCACGCCATGATGGACAAGATGGCTTCCCTGCTGGCAGGGGTTGGCGCACGATAAGAACAGAACGAGACGGGATAGATTTCTCTATCCCGTCTCTTTTTTATGGTTAGCAAGAAACACTAACGGTCTGTAAATATAGTGAGGAGGTGGTCAATGTGTTTCGAGTTATCATCGCCGGAGGGCGAGACTTTGATGACTACCAGCTTTTGAAAGCGACCATGGATAAACTGCTTTGCAATATTACGGACGAGATCACCGTTGTTTGTGGACAGGCCAAGGGCGCTGATACGCTGGGTGAACAGTATGCCATGGAGAAGGGATACACCATTGACTACTACCCCGCCCAGTGGAAGCTATACGGCAAGCGAGCTGGATACCTACGCAATGAGCAGATGGCACAGAACGCCGACGCTCTGGCCGCATTCTGGAACGGTGAAAGCCGTGGTACCAAGAATATGATCGAGCTTGCCAAGCGGTACGGTTTGAAAGTGCGGGTCAAGCGATATTAAGGAGGCAGAGATATTATGATGAGAGTTGTTTTTAATGATTTACGGCGAGAGACTTTCACATCCGTTGGGGGTGTTATCCAGATTGACGCTCAGTGCTCCAAGATCAACGGGCGTTACACAAATGTCTGGATGCTAAAACTGAGTGATGGTTCTTGCCGCTCTTTTCCTCAGAAGCACTATCCCATTCATCGTGTAGAGATTTGACAGGAGGTATTTATGAGCAGCGAAAAGTTTACTGCCAGACTTCGCACTGAACGTGATCTCAGTGATGGCGAGGGACACGTTCAGGTTTATGAGGTGGGGCGCTATTTGGTGATTATTCGTGGAGATCGAAAATCTACCGGTCAGCGTCTTCATGTCGAGATCCATTATGGAGATAACCATGATGAGCGCGTTGAAAAGGAGGGGTCGTATCTCCCCTATCTATATACCCATGGATGCTTCGATGATGATGGGAACGCCTGCTGTGTAGACATCAGAGTAAGCACTACATCTTACGGCACCCTTTCCCTCGATAAGATGGAGCGCTTCATGCAGGAAATGCAGGAGGGTGTCGATACCGCCAAGTACATCGGCGAGACGTTTATCAAGCCGATGGTGGAAGGGAAATGGAATTGGGAGGTAACAGTATGAAGATCATCGTCACGACCCCGACCTTACAGGACTACGAAAAGTTCAGTTCCGCTGGAATGAACGCCGAGGCGTGTCTGGTAGACCGTGTAAAGCTGATATGCCAGGATGACGCCGGACACGTAGCGGAGTCCTTCATGAAGCAGGATGAGTTCGACCGTCTGGGGCTGGCCTACATCGAACAGCACGCAAAGCTGGAACACTCTGAGGTCTGCGACGAGTGGTTTATGAAGTGTTCTCAAAATTCCTGGTACAACGATCTGGAACACAATCCTGAGAAAGTCATCAAGGTCATGTTCGTCGGCATCGAAGACGGAACGGGCCGAGAGGTTTACCGGGGTGTCGAGACACAGCGTTACTATCTGCGCGAGGTACACGCCAACCAGCTTTTTGCCAAGTGGTATGTGTGTGGAGAGCGCCGGGTGTGGGAAGATGGTAGAGAACCAAGACCCAACCTGGTTTTCCAGCTGGGAGATCAGATGGAAAAGGTCGTGTATGATGACTGGAACGGCGTTGCTGCCTATAAGGAACAGTTCAACAAAAACTTTCGGGCGGAAGGTTAGCAAATAACAGCTTTATTTACGTAATTAGAATAACCAAAAAATATAGGAGGTATTAAAAAAATGGGGACTCGGAATTTGACAGCGGTTTACCTGGACGGGCAGTATAAGGTGGCACAGTACGGTCAGTGGGACGGCTACCCGGAAGGTCAGGGCATAACGGCGCTCACCTTCCTTCGGGACAAGATGGATCTGGAACTGTTTAAGGAAGCGTTGCGGAACTTGTCCTACATCCCCAGTGAGGAGCTTACTGCTCTCTGGAAGCAATACGGGGCAGACGAGAACGGATGGATCACGATGGAAGACTCGGATAGGATGATGGAAGATCATCCTGAGTTTAGCCGTAACACTGGCGCGGGCATCCTTGAAATGGTACAGAACCATTCAGATGGCATGAAGCTCCAAGACAGCATCAATTTTGCCGCTGACGGTCTTTTCTGTGAGTGGGCGTGGGTGATCGACCTGGATGCGGGAACATTTGAGGGGTACTGCGGGTTCGGCCAGACCCCTTTGGCCGAGAATGACCGCTTCTACTTCCTGCGGGATTTGGAGAAGGATAACGGGTATCACGGTGTCCGGCTGGCAGCAAAGTGGAACCTGGACGCGCTTCCGACCGATGAGGAATTTCTTGCCGCATTCAAAAATGATGAGGAGGAGGAAACGCCTACGTTTTAATGGTTAGCAAATAGTAGTTTCATTCTGAAAATGTAGTGGTCTGGGAGGCTCCACTATAAAAAGCCTCACCCCATAAAGTGAGGTGGCTGATATGGAAATCCTCTTTGGGCTTGTCATCGTGGCCGTGAAGCTGATTTTGGAACACGTGGCCGTGAGGCACGCCAACAAATACTCCGATACCGTTGTTCGTAGATACAACAAAAATGAAAGTGAGGAAGAAAGATGAGTTTGATGGAGAAGTTCTCCGCTGTCGAGATCAAGGCGGACAACAGAATTTCCGAGGATGACAAGGCGTTTTGTCTCCGCCAGCAGGAAGCCTTTGATAAGGCTGGGCCGGCGCTCCAGAAGGTTGCTGAGGCGATGGCCGCAGCCAAGGCAGAGCAGGCTGGAATCCTGACCGCAGGCGAAGACTTTATCGACCGGTATGTGGGCGGTGATTGCGACGTAGACGGTGTTTACGACACCATGAAGAAGAGAAACTGCACATTCATTTCAACTGTCGTCAATTATTTCAGCCGCAAGTACAGTGTTGAGCTGGACGAGCACGAGATTGAGAAGCATCTCATTCCCACCGGCCCGAAGGAGCCGAATTTGCCCTGGGGTGGATACAGAAGCATGAGCGAAGACGAGATCGCCTCTTATCGGCAGGAGCTGGACGCCTATAAGGTCGAAAAGGATAAGTTTGAACAGTCCTTGCGTACTCTCCCTCTCCGGTATGAACAGGTCGTGGATGAGATCTTTGTGCAACTGGGCGGATTCTCATTCCAGGAGCGAGCCATGAATGAGTTTCTCCGGTTGTGCTGGGATATGTCTCATCACAGAAACTGGCGTTCTGATCAGTATGAGGAAGAGTTCGAGATCAAGAACGATGTGCTCCGTCTGACTGGATCGTGGGTATATTGTGATGAAAACAAGTGGATGAGCAACCCTGTCCCCGAGTATAAGCCCAGCCAGTCCTTGACGACCATTCTGGATGCGCTGGTGCATTACGAGGTTGGAAAGTTCAAGGGTGGCGCACAGTGGTTTCCGGAGCTTTTCAAGTACGATACCAAGGAAAACCAGTTTGAGATCGCGTACATGAGCAAGATCAAAAATATCAAGCTGTTCAAAAATGGCCGTGTGGATATCAAGTTCCGCAGTGCCGCTTTTGTCCAGGAGTTTGTGGAACAGTATTTGAGGAGGAATCCGGCATGAAGCTGACAAAGAAGCAGCTCTCCGCTCTACAACGGATTGTAGGGCGGGAGCAGACCCGATATGACGAAATCCAGTCGGAGGCTCTGGCTGGTGTTCATCCCAGCGAGAAGCATTTTGCCATAACAGATGGAACTATGGTGGTGCTGTTTGCGAAACAGCCCGAGGGAATCCCCGTAGGTGATCGGACGGAAACGTATGATAAATACGTTCAGGACTATCTCAAGGACGCGAACGCTTCGTTGGTTGTTTCGCCGCCCACTGTGGATGATTGCAAAAAGATCATCCGTAAGTGGAGAGGTATGAAGAATTTGGGGAATCCTCTTTTCCCGAAGATTACCGTTACCACCAAGGACGAGAACGATGCTCCTATGACGAGTTACTTCGACGCCTATCGCTATCTGGACATTTTGGAGGCTGTTGGGCCGTATCGTAACATCTATATGGGGAGCAGCGACACAATACGGACTCCGTATCCGTGCTTGCTGGTGTATAAGCGGTGCGGGCGTGACGAGCAAGATAGTGTCAACTGGGATGAGCCGGCATTTCTGCTGCCGTGCCGTCCTTGACAGGAGGATGATGTTATGAGTTTTGAAGACGCACTTGAAAAGCTCTTGTCTCTGGGCATCTATAAATGTCTCGCAGAACGAGCTTTGAGAACTGTTTGCAAAACAGGAAGAAGCATGGACGTTATGGTAGGGAACGAGAATTATCGTATCAATGCGGTATATTCGGGTGAGAAACACGAGGATACGAAATTCTGGGGACTTGCTACAAGCAACTATACTTTCGATGTGGGGAGAGTTTGACATGACCAGACGGAAAGTGATTTTCTGGAACGATCTGAATGACAGCTACATCGTTTCCGAGGAATATAACGGCGACAAGGCTGAAATGGAACGCTTCGGCCTTGGAGCCTGCGACCATACTTGGCCTGAGTTTATGGAGGCTATGAGCAGTGTGAGCAATCTGGCGGACTTCCTCAAGGTGATCTCCTACATCACTGCCAGTTACCATGCTACTGTCAATGGCGTGCCTCTCCCGGAGCGGGCCAATAACCTGCCTGGGGCACGGCTGAATGTCGTCCATAGCCATAAGGAGCTGTATAACTTAGTTGGCGACATGGATGAGGTGTGGGAGGTCAAGCGGAATATCCCTGGCGCTCATCTGCTGGACGTGTCCACCATCGCTCCCAAGCCCAAACAGGTCTGGGACGGAAAGGAAGTCATAGATGAGGATGACTTCGACTACGCCACCGCAAAATCCGGTGACTTTGTGACTCAGGCCGTAGTGGACAATGCAATGGATTGTCTGCCACCTGTTTGTATGAGTGCCCGGTGCTCTCAGATGGGCGAGCCGTACTCCAGCAAGCTGGATGAAAAGACCGGCGAATGGCGGAGCACCTATGCCACCTTCCGTAAGGTCGGTGGAGAGTGGCCGAATGGTATTTGGGAATACTGCGGTCACTGCTTCCGAGGTGAAACGGTGGAACGGGGCAAAGAAATGGCTCATATCCAAAATCTTCTCGCTACTGTTGAGAGATAAGGTTAGCATCCGTCGTCTCCAACCTGTAATTAAGGCGGGAGACGAAAATTTTGGAGGTGTTCATTTTGAAACGGTTCAAGGTGCAAACCGCAGACGGTCACACTTTGTTGCTTTACTATCCCACCCAAGAGAAAGCCCAGGAGAGCTACCCGGATGCCACAATTACGGAACATACCGATCAATCTCATGTGGAGTACATTGAGCGGATGCTTGCTGCCGCCGACGATTGTAAAACGGCGGAACGCAAAGGTTCTACCGTTTATCTTCTCAGGTTTAATACTTCGGCGGGTATCTGCTTGGCAATGCTTTCCAGAGATATCAGCGACGGAATGTGGTACGACTTGTGCCAGTATCAATTCTGGAAATCCGGGGCACTGGTCGCTCCAATCACTAAGACCCTATCTAATCCGGCTGCGTTTTGTAAACAGTTTCTTTTCCCAAAGTCGGAATACCAAGTGCTTTGTGCTGGCGGCAAGCTCCCAAAGCCGGAAGAAATCAGAGGCGTTAGGAAATTCGCTTCTGTCCCTTTTGAGGGAATATGTCAGTGCCAGCTATTCCTAAAAGGTGACGACTTATATATCAAGCATAACGACTACTTTTCGGAAACGCACTCCACCGGAAAGATTGATCCGCGCACCAACATGGAGGAACGGGTGCTATATATTTGCCACGCATGGCTGAGGATTACCAATTTTGTACCATTGGTAAAACTCCTGAACGACGTGGAAATTTCTGCCACAGTTTGGCCTATGCTTCGGGACTTCCACCAATGGCCGGCAGGTGAATATAACATGGAGTGGAACCGCTTTTTGGAGGGTGTAGCGAGGGCTACAAGAAACTATCTGAGCAAAAAGGAGGCAGGTTATGGAACAGAGAACCTGTAATATCATCATGTGCTGCAAAGGGCATTGCAAACTCGCGGGCGAAAATGCTCCGCCGTTGGAGGCCATCGCTGCATACATGAGCGCTGAGTGTGCTTGTCCGAAGGAAGACTACACCGGAAAGCTGATGGAAACGATTTTGAGAGAGGCGCTGTTTGATTATATGGCGGGCGCGGACAAGCCCGGATATGAGCTGCGCCAGCTTCTTCAGCAATGTGCCACACATGACCCCGATCTTTCGGAGCGTATCTACACCCTATTCCAGTTAGCCAAAGTGAGAGATGATAACAGGTATGTCAATGGGTTTACGGATAAATTGCTCCGGCAAAGTGAGATTGATCTTGGAGCCTCCAGAGACAGTATGCCCTGTCTTTTGGATGAAAAGAAGATCGTCAATTATCCTTGTTCTCGCGCCTGCCCGCTTTTTGGAGACTGCGTTACAAAGTGGTATCAGGTAAGAAAAAGAGCCTGACCGGTTAGCAATCCCCCTTTTCTTTCTGTAATAGAAGTGAGGGGCGCGGTTCTGAGAGGACTCCGCACAAAAGCCTCTCTCCAGAAAAAGAAAGATAGAGCAGGTGAAAGAATGAAGTATCAATACCTTAATGAACCGATTCCCCAGGAAGCCCGACAGGAGCTGAACGACAAGATCCTCTATTTGGTGGATCAGGATTTGGCTGAACAGTCTGGGATCTCCCGCGAGGATATCTATAATGCCTATACCGGAGATGGTGGATTGCATGGCCTGAAACGCTCCGACTTTGCCAACTATCATGAGTATGCGGAGGCTAAGAAGGAGATCGAGAACGGGCAGTTCTTTACGCCTCCCGCTCTTTGCCAGTTTATCATGGAGGCGCTGTCCCCTGCTATGGACGAAACGGTAGCAGACCTCACCTCTGGCATCGCCAACTTCTGTAACTTCATGCCGTTGGAGGCAAACTTCTACGGCTGTGAGTTGGATATCAAGTCCCACAAAGTAGCGCACTACCTTTACCCCACCGCTAATCTGGAACACCGTGACATCCGTTTCTATCAGCCGGATATGCGGTTTGACTATGTGGTGGGCAACCCTCCGTTCAATCTGAAATGGGAGACGGAGGATGGCGAGATCATTTCTCAGATGTACTACTGTTTGAAAGCGGCGAAGCTGCTGAAGCCTCTGGGCATTATGGCGATTGTGGTACCGGCGTCTTTCCTGGCTGACGAATATTTGGACGGCGCAAAAATTTCCGAACTGGCAAAATATTTCTCTTTCCTGGGTCAGGTATCCATCCAGAAGGATGCGTTCAAATCTCTTGGCGTGGATAGCTACGCTACCAAGATACTCTTTTGGCAGAGGAAGCTGGACGCTGCCGACAAGGGAGAACCTTATGCTCTGAACAGCGCCAACTGGTTCAATCTGACCGACATGAATAATGCGGCAGGACTGCTTGAGATCGTCCGTAAGGAAATCGTTGCCCCGGCCAGAGAGCGGATGCGGAGCAATAGCGCCCGTGTTAAACTGGCGTCGATGGGCGGAAGCGATAATGCGTTCGAGTATGAAGTGCGGAAGCTGATGTTCCATATCAAGTCCAACCCCAAACTGATAGACAAATATGCCAAGTGTCAGGAATACCTCTACAAGTTCCGCCATCAGGAACAGCCCAAGGATATGAAGTATGAGGAATGGGCAAAAATCCGTATTACGGAAGCTAAGGTACTGGCCTATCTTCGTCGTGTTATCAGGTCTCAGCATAAGAAGCCCAGTCAGGATGTGGTACGACTGGTCAAGCAGGATGGAGGGCTGATTTACAAAGGGTACAGCAAAAAGGCACAGAACAGCATGAGCGACGGCATGAAACAGCTCGTTCCCTTCTATGCCCTTGCCTCTGGACAAGCGGATGATACAGGTCTTGAACAGTATGCCCGCCTTATTCGTCGTAAGCAGCGCGACTATGAGCGAGAGACGAAACCTTTTACCGAGATGGAACAGGACGCCGGGATCGCTCAGTTCCTGGATGACTTTACCGTTTATGACAATGAGAACGAGGAGTGGATTCACCTCAATAACACCCAGAAGCACGACCTGAACCTCGTTCTTCAGAAGCGTTATCATCTGTTACAGTGGGAACAGGGTGGTGGCAAGACGCTGGCCGGCATCTCCACAGGCCGGTATCGGATGGAGCGTCAGGGCGCTCGTAACGTGTGGGTGGTGTCCACTGCTATCTCCATCAAGAACAACTGGGATCTGGTGTTCAAAAACTATGGCATGACCAACTACCGGATGATAAAGTGCCTCGCCGACCTCGACAAAGTACAGGATGGGGAGTTCGTTATCATCACCCTGAATATGCTTACCAAATACCGTAAGCAGATCAAGCGCCATATCAAAATGCGGAACCAGAACGTGTGCTTGGTGTTCGATGAGTCCGACGAGATGACCAACCCGGATAGCAAGCGCACAAAAGCTGTGTTGGATTGTTTTCGGAGAGTACGGTTTAAGCTGGAAATGACCGGCACTGTCACCCGGAACAACATCTCGGAATGTGCGCCTCAGCTTGAGCTGCTTTATAACAACTCTTACAATATGCTCTCCTGGGCAGAAGATTTGTATTGCTATGAGAAGGATGACTGTGAGGAATATCTGAACTGTTCAAGTAATCCTTACTACGGCCAGCCCTTCCCTGCTTATAAAGCTGGATACAGTCTGTTCGCTGAATCCCATCTGCCTGAGCGGATCACCGTTTTCGGAGTGGGTAAGAAAACCCAGGACATTTACAATGCGGATGTTCTGAACAAGCTCCTCTCTTACTCGGTCATCACCCGGACTTTCGCGGAAATTACCGGAAAAGAGATACGGAGACTTCATCAAACCCCAGTTTCATTCGCTCCTGCAGAGCGTGAAGTCTATCAAAAGGCCATGGAAGAGTTTTTCTCCATGCGCCAGCGGTACTTCGCCCTTACCGGGAATAGCCGCAAGGATAGCATGATGGCGCTGATCCAGCAGATTACTTTGTTGCTCCGTATCTCTGCTGCACCCAACACTGTGGAGGAATACGACAGCCCGAATACGCCGGTCAAAATTCGGAAGGTTTGTGACATGGTGGGCGAATGGAAGGATGAGATTGTAGTTATTGGTGTCCGCCATAAGAACGTGGTGGAAGCATACGCCAATGAAATCCGCAGAAGATTCCCGGATCGGAAGCTGTTTGTCGTGACCGGCTCTACCACCACTCTGGCCGGACGCCGGAAGCTGAAAAATACTCTGAAAGAAAGCGGAAACGGCATTCTCCTTTGTACCCAGCAGTGCCTCCCATCCTCTGTCAACTTTGAGTTCGTCAACAAAGTTATCATCCCAGAGCTGCATTACAACAATGCGCGGATGAGCCAGTTCTATATGCGGTTTGTTCGCTTTACCTCTACGGACTGGAAAGACATCTACTTTGTTACTTACTCTGGAAGCATTGAGTCCAACCAGATGCAAATGGTGCTCGCCAAAGAGAAACTGAACCTTTTCATGAAGGGACAGGACGTGGATTTGGATGAGGTGTACGACCGCTTTGGCGTGGATTATGACCTGATGAGCCTGCTGATGTCTCGTGAGGCAGACGAGGACGGAAACTTCAAAATCTCTTGGGGAGAGCAGAAGATCAGCTAATAATAAAACCGCCCTCTTCGGAGGGCGGTTCATTTAGACCATGTACTTACTGCGGAATATACGAAGCATTCCGTTTTCCCATGCCGTTTTGACATGGCTTCTGCACCATTTTGTGTATCGGTCGAATTGAAGTGCTGCCGCTTGATTGGACAGCCCGTACGTTGCCTTGATCTCAGAAGCGGAACGGATACCCATTTCACGCAGGATAGGAAGCGGGGCAAGTAAATTCCAGGCAAAGTAGTCTGCCTCGCTCTCGAACTGGTCATAGAAGCCCCTTTGCTCATTGTAGGCGATTTCGGCTCCCTCTATGATTTCCAGATGGCCTATATAGATATGGCCGATCTCATGTGCCAAAGTCCACCGGATACGGCCAGCGTTCATTTCAGCATTGTAGAGAATAAGATAACGGTTTGTATCTGGATCGTAGTGCGTCGCTCCAGAATTGCTTTTGCATAGAACGGCAACGTCTTGGACAGTACATCCAGTGACTTCGGCCATTTCCTGATACGACAAAATGCGACAGCTTTTAGGTATGCACTGCAAGAGCAGTTCAGGTTGGATAGGATAGGATACAGAATCCATGTTCTGGTAAAGCTCCAAGACCTTACGCTGTACAAAAACGCTCCTCACTATTTCGCCCTCCTTTCGCTACACGGAGACATCATAGGTGCATATTATAACTTATTCCGTGTCCAATAAAACGGGCTTCTTCCGCTGCGGATCATTCTCATCGGAAAAAGCGTAGTCAAATCCGATTTTCAGAATGCCCATCATGCGGTTTCTATCCTGCTCAGTCATGCGCTCTCTGGCTCGCTGGAGGGTAATATAGTCAGGGTCGCCGAGCATGGTATCAGCGGTAGAGCGCACATTAGAAGCACCTACCAGGTAGTCAATGGAGACATGGAAATACTCAGCAATCTTGGAGATTTTATCAATGGTTGGAGAAGTAGAGCTTTTCCACCTCCCAATGGAATATTGGCTCATACCAAGTTCGGATTCCAGTTTGTTGATTGTGATGTTATTTTCAGCACACAATTCTTTAATCCTTGTAAAAATGACAGAGTCCATAACGCAACCTCCAAACAGAGAATTTGAATGTCACGAATTTTTTCGTGAAAAGCACTTGACAGCACGAAAGTAAGCTGGTATAGTAAATACCAGACACGAACATATTCGTGAAGTTAAGTACATCATATCACACGTTTTCAGTTTAGTCAACCTAATACTTATTTGGAGGCGCGTAAAAATGCACATCGTAAACAGTATGGCAGCAAACTTCGGCAAATATGATTTGGATGTCAGCGCCGTAGGGATGCGGAGTATCAGCGAGACGGATATTAAGCTCCCGTACACTGGTGCTCTCCCCGTACAGATGTCAGCGTCCTCTGGTGCCTATGTCTACCTCAACGTCCAGCTGGCTCAAGGCGCACGCCTGGTTCTGGTTGCGCATGGGAAGGGCAAGGATATCAAGCGTCCTCTCGAAGCGTCCAGTGAAGAGATTATCGCTTTGCTGGATGGGTTTTTCAAGCAGAACCAAGACGCTACCGGCCTTGCTCAGTATTGGCTCGGCGTGTGGCAAGCTCATTATACGGAATGGAGAAAGATCGTAACCGGCCCGGATCGGCTGCTGACAATCCTCTCTTCCCTGTCCGTAACGGATCGTGAGTTCCTGAGTAAGCACATGATGGACGTGCCGGCGGCAGAGTGAGGTGAAGCGGATGTCCCCGAAAAATTTCGCAAATAATTTTCTTGTTTGCTATTGACAATCTCAGCTACGTATGTTAAGATAGCAACATAGAAAATGATTTGAACGGATTGGAGAGGGGAATATGATCCGTAACAAATTCTTTGAAGACCCAGACGGCGGCTATGCTAAGGTAGGCGTCAAGAAAAATTTTGATATCGCCTGGAAAAAGGTTCTGGCCTATGAAGAGCAGACAGGCCAATCGCTGGACAATGGCTTTACTAAGGAACAGTATGTGTCCATGTTCAACTCCATGAGAGTTCGTCACACCAGCATTTTCTTTAACTACAAAAGCCATGTGATGAGCTATGTGCGATACCTGATTGCCAATGGCGTGCTGCCGACAGAACAGGAACGCATTTTGGCCTCCGTCACTGTGGACGACCTGAAAATCAACGAGATCAGTGGAGTGCAATACTACAAGAACTTGGGTATGCTCCACCAGGCAATCCAGGATTCCATCAAAGTGTCCGAGTGCTACGATGAAACCCTGTTCGACCTGCCCGCTGTAATCCTTTATCTGGCTTGGTTTGGATTGACCGAAGAGCAGATCATCAACTTCCCCAAGGAAGATGTGTTTGATGACGGCGTGATGATAAACGGTGAGAAGACCGAGATGCCGTTTGAAATCTTGCAGGTATTCAAGCGTCTGAGGGATGCAGAGGGATACTACCAGCAGGCCAGAGGCGTGATCTTCCGTGCCTATGTCTATTCAGAAAACCTGATTCGGACAGAGCGGAACAGCAAGATCAACGTCTCTAAGATGCAGGGTCTGGTAAATCGTCTGAATACCCTGATGGACGGTGCCTACTCGCTACGGTACAACGTAATCCACCAGTCCGGTATATTCTACCGTGCTCATCTGCTGGAATGCGAGAGTACCCAGTTCAATCTGGAAGACCCGGAGTTTGCGTCTAAGGTGCTCTGCGAGGATCTATCCAGTAAGGTCAAGCGTACTGCCCGAATCAGAGACTACAAGCTCTACAAGCAACTATTCTACTAAATGGCTTCGGCCATTTAGTTTTCGGATAGCAACAAAGAAAATTATTCTGTAAGAGGAGTGAAAGCAATGAGATTCCGTAAAAACGCCGTCCCCGTACCTGTCACCCGCGATCTCCTGCAGGAAAAGCAGACTGAGGTTGCTCGTCTGGCTCGTCAGGCAAGCGAGGCGGTAGACATCGTTACCAGAACGATGAATGAGCTGGAAGGTATCAACCAGCAGATTGACAACGACTTGGCTGAAATCGATGCCTATTCCAAGGAACTGGCCGCAACACGCGCCGCCATGTCCCAGCAGCGGAAGAACAATACCGCTATCATCGCCAACTTCGCAAAGCTCCTGGATACCAGTCCCGCAGAGAGCGTGAGTGAGTAATTCATTCGGTTGACCAACCGGAGTATGAGGCGCTAACAGCAATTTTACAACTATCAAACTTTTACTTTGACTCAATGCGTCTCGTTGAAAAGCGTGGAGGGGTAATCCTAACTGGTAAGGAAGCAGTTTGCTAAACTGTTAGTAATCCGAAAGGGTGTGTGGGTTCGAGTCCCATCCCCTCCGCCAAGCCGCAATAGCGGCGAACTCTTTATCACCTCCTCTCTCTGACGGCGGGAAAGACCGCTGACGGCCCGGAAAGACGGGCGACATGGGAGCGTCCGGTGGCAGCTCATAACGTGTAATCGACGGTGGACACGCACAGCAATTTTACCTTGAAAGTCTGCAAAACTTTTGCTTACGGTTCGACTCCGTAGCTCCTAAAAAACCGTCATCAATCTATGAGAAGGGTCGTGTGTGTCATGAAGAAGTTCCTGGCTATCGTTCTGTGATTCAAAGTGATCAGCGGCAGCGGCGTCCAGCGCCGGGTATGTGGAGGAAGCCATGAATAGAATACGAGACAAGCCCTAAGTCATCTTCGGATGACAGTATAATGATGAATGCGACGATGAATGAACAGTAACGAATTGGGGCGCTAACAGCAACCATCAACATTACCTGCTTTGGAAATGAGAATGTGTCCCGCACACGTGGCAAAGAGCCATTTTACGGATATAGCGGTTTCTGGGAGGTTTCCGTATTCGTATGCGTACAGAGCAACGCAGACAGCAATGAAAAAGCCTCCCACCATGCAAGGATAGCTCAGTTGGTAGAGCGCCAGTATAAAAAAATGCGTAACGTTCCCCTCCCCCAGTTGCGCTAACAGCTATGTAAAAAGGGAACTGATTGTCGTGGGTTCGAGTCCCACTCCTTGCAACAAGCTACTTAGTGTAGTCACAAAAAAAGGAGGTGCGACAGACTAATGTTGAATATGGGTTTGCTTGTCTGTTGTTCCTTGCCGTATGTCATTATCTCGACCCCGATAATTTACAGTACGGTGAAAACCTGGTTCGCCGCCAGCCATAATAGTGCGGGAAGCCGAACCGATCGGTATAACTGTTTGCCGTATTATACGGCTGGGTTTGAGTAGAAAATGCACATAAGAGGGGTCATGCAAAATAGCCCCGCTACAGCGGGGCGTACGCCAGGGTAGCTCAGTTGGTAGAGCGCGTACTAATGCGTATCTTGTTGAGACGCTTACAGCAACTTTCTATGGACTGTTAATCCCGTGGTCGTGGGTTCGAGTCCCACTCCTGGCACAAGCAGAAGCCGCCCCTGCTAATGGGTGGATAGGCATAGGGCTTTGGGATCGTTTATGTCTATGCTGACGGTAAACGCCAGATATTCAACCCAAATATCTTGAACTGGGTTGTGACGGCTCGGAAAGACGAGCTTCATGCGGCAGTGGTGAAGTGGTCAAACACAGCAGCCCTATTACAATGCGAAACGAGGAGTTCCGCTAACAGCAATGTTCAAGGAAACCAAGCTGCCATTCGTAGGTTCGAGTCCTACCTGCCGCTCCATTTCTCTGGGCACAAACAGCAACAGTAAATAAAAAGTGTGTCCTGGGTATCTCAATATAGGAGGTAAGAGATAATGAGCAACTTTATGGATGGGATCAAGAGCACGCTGAATAATGAGTGCAATGTCTCTGTCACCGAGAACGGTGCAGTCGGCTTCCGTACTACCGGCAAGGCTCTCCTGGATCTCAATTTCGCTGTGGCATCTCTCCGTAGTGCCAGCGAGCACGACATCTCTCAGCGCTTCACCAAGGCGTTCTTCGAGGACAAGCTGATGGCAATGAAATGGCTCTTTTATGCTCGTGATGTCCGTGGTGGCCTGGGTGAGCGCCGGCTGTTCCGTGCCTGCATGGTGCCTCTGGCGAAGGAGTTTCCCGAGTACGTCGCCCCTGTGGTGGCACTGGTGCCTGAGTACGGTCGTTGGGACGATCTGTGGTGTCTGCTGGATACGCCTGCGTGTGACTGCGTGACCGGTCTGGTCAAAGGGCAGCTTTATGACGACACCCAAAATGCGGCAGAGGGTAAGTCTATTTCTCTTCTGGCAAAGTGGATGCCTCGCTGTAAGACTTCTTCCAAGCAGACCCGGCATTATGCCCAGATCTTGCGGAAGGCTGTCGGCATGACCGAGCGCCAGTATCAGCATACCCTCGCCAATCTCTCCCGTTACCTGCTTGTTGTGGAGCAGCAGATGACCGCCAAGCAGTGGGAGGAAATCGACTATCAGCGTGTTCCCTCTCGTGCCAACCTGCAGTACAACAGCGCTTTCCTCCGTCACGACGAGGATCGCCGACGTGCATTCCTGGGTGCTGTGGAGAAAGGCGAGGCCAAGATCAACGCTTCTGTTCTTTTCCCGCATGACATCGTACATCGGTACGGTTATGCCGACAGCACCGACACCAATCTGGAAGTGCTGTGGAAGAACCTCCCCGATACGGTGCAGGGCTGTGGTAACACCATCGTGGTGGCCGACGGTTCTGGTAGTATGAGAGTGAGAGTCGGCAACACTGATGTGTCTGCGCTGGAAGTAGCAAACTCTCTGGCGATCTACTTCGCCGAGCGTTCTTCCGGTCAGTTCAAGGATCAGTACATCACCTTCTCTGAACATCCTCAGCTGGTCGATTTGAGCAGAGGCAAGAACCTTCGTGAGAAACTGCGGATCGCGGCTACCCATAACGAGGTTGCCAACACCAACATCGAGGCCGTATTCGACCTGATCCTCACTACGGCGATCAACAAGCACATGGATCAGAGCGATCTTCCCGCGAACATCCTTATCATCTCTGATATGGAGTTCGATGGTTGTGCAACCACTGGCGCAATCTCCCGTGATAGGTGGGGATATAGCAGAGTGGTCACTCCTACTCCCCGCCTGTTTGAGGTAATCGCCCAGCAGTATGCGGAAGCCGGGTATCAGATCCCCCGTTTGGTATTCTGGAATGTCAACTCTCGTAGCGGCACCATTCCTGTTAAGGAGAACAATCTGGGCGTTGCGTTGGTCAGCGGTTTCTCCCCCAATATCGCCAAGATGGTGATGAGCGGCCAGACTGATCCTTATGACTGCCTGTTGGAGGCCATCAACGCGGAGCGGTATCAGCAGGTGGACGATGCCCTTCGTCCTATTATCTCCGCATAAGCAACAAAGTAAACCATTAAGGAGGCTCAGAACGATAGAGTAGCAAGTAGCTGTCTACGCTCTGAGCCTCCTTTATCAAAGGAGTGAAATACGTGGTATATCTCGACAATGCTGCCAATGCTCCGGTTTTCCCGGAGGTTCTGGAAGCTATGCTCCCTTGGCTCCGACCCGATCATGTAGGCAACCCCGGAAGCCTCCATACCCAAGGTGTCAAAGCTCGTGAAGCTGTTGAAAATGCCCGCCGCCAGGTCGCCAAAATGATTGGTGCCGATCCCTCAGAGGTGTTCTTTACCTCTGGTGGCACAGAGTCGAACAATGCGTGGTTGCAAAACTTTGGCGGCGACTTGATTTTAACAACTGCTCTGGAACACGATTCGGTTCTGGAACCTATGTCTGCGCACTGTCATCGCCATTATATCAAAGTCCACAAAGATGGTAGCATAGATCTAAATGACCTGGAACGTTTTTTATCGGATGCCCATACTGCTGAGTCTAACTATTTACCTCGTGATGGACGTTCGACGGCTGTTTCTATCATGTGGGTAAATAATGAGCTGGGCACTGTCAATCCTATGAAAGAAATCGGAACCCTTTGCAAAAGGTATCATGCCGTATTCCATGCCGATGCTGTGCAGGCGGCAGGCCATGTGAATATGAACGTGAAGGACTGCGGAATTGACTTCTGCTCTATGTCCGGTCATAAGTTCGGTGCTCCTCTGGGTGTTGGTGTGCTTTATATCAGCAATTCTATCCGCAAATCCCCGTGGATTATCGGTGGAGGCCAGGAAAACGGAATGCGTGGTGGTACCGAGAACGTTCCGGGAATTGTAGGAATCGGCAAAGCAGCAGAAATCGTTACTGAACGCCTCCAGAACTGGAAGCTACGGTGGGGATTGCTCAGAGATACATTCTTAACTGATTTGGGGTTAAGAATGCCTGGGGAGTTCTATATCAACGGTGATAACGAGGACTATTCTTCTAACATCATCAGCCTGACCATCCCTGGTGTCAACAGTGAATCTCTGCTTCTTCTGTTGGATCAGCTGGATATCTACCTTTCTGCTGGTTCTGCGTGCAGTGCTGCCAGTGCTAAATCCTCCCACGTTTTGCGTGGCATTGGAATGTCTGATGAAGATGCGGCCTGCACTGTGCGTATCTCAATGGGATTCGATACCACTGTTGATGATATGCGAGAAGCAGCAGAGACTATTGCGGAGGTCTCTTATAAGCTGAAATCTATGTATTCTTAATTAGCAACAAAGTAAATTAACAAGGAGTGAACATAATGTACTGTGCCTATGTTACCAGGATTCATAATCTGAGGAAGCATACCAACGCCGACCGGCTGCTCTGTGGCGAATGCTTCGGCAATACGGTGATTGTGGATCTCGGCACCGACCCCGATCAGCTGGGCGTGTACTTCCCTACCGATGGCAAACTCGGTTTGGAGTTCGCACAGAAGAATGACCTGCTGCGGCGCAAGGATGAGAACGGTGCTCCGGCTGGCGGATACCTTGACCCGGAGAAGCGGAATATTAAGGCTCTCAAGCTCCGGGGCGAGAAGAGCGACGGCCTGTTCCTCCCTCTCTCCTGTTTGGCTTCTTTTACCGATATCAAGAAGCTCCAAGAGGGTGACACGATCTCTGTGTTGAACGGCATCACTATCTGCGAGAAGTACGTACCCGCCGTCAAACGTTCCTTCGGTAGTGGGGGGGTGGTAATCGTGTTCGTAAGCGTTCTGATCCTATCTCCCCGCTCTTCCAAGAACACGCTGACACGGAGCAGTTGGCCTACAACCTCTCCGCATTCCATGCCGGAGATCTGGTAGAAGTTACCCTGAAAATGCACGGAACTTCTCAGCGTACCGGCTATCTGCCTGTATTGCAGGGCTACAAATATCGGAACGGTATGGAAAAGCGGCTCTATGAGAGTCGCAAGACCCCGAACGTGATTCGTTCCAAGATCAAGCGGGTACCCATCTATGACTGGGGCTACGTTACCGGAACCCGCCGCGTGGTTCTGGATACCTTCGATGAGGGAGGTTTCTACGGCAATAACGCTTTCCGCGAGAAACACGCCAAGGTCTTTGAAGGAAAGCTCCACAAGGGAGAGACGGTCTACTACGAGGTTGTTGGATTCACTGACGATGGTGCGCCCATCATGAATCCCGGAAACAACTCTAAGCTGAACGACAAGGAGTTTACCAAACAGTACGGTAAAACCACCACATTCAGCTATGGCTGTGCTCCCGATGGCAAGGAACATCCCAAGTCCGATCTTTTTGTTTACCGCATGACGATGACCAACGAAGACGGCGATGTAGTGGAGTATCCACCCGACTTTATGCGCTATCGTTGCGAACAGATGGGCGTCAAATACGTCCAGGTGTTTTGCCGCACTATCATCCCGGACTTCTACCAGCTCCCCGACGATGTTGGATCTCCGCAGGCAGTGAACGCCGGCGAGTATGTGAAGAAGCTGGCTGAGGATTTCTACGACGGCCCCGATCCTGTCGGTCATACCCATGTCCGGGAAGGTGTTGTGTGCCGCATTGTCAACCGTCCCAAGTTCGCCGCCTATAAGCATAAAAACTTTGCGTTCAAGGCGCTGGAGGGGCTGATCAAAGACACCGCCGCCGCGCCTGATATGGAAGAAGCTCAGGATGTTGGAGAACAGAATGGATGAAAAGTCGTTCTTGACTTTATCAACAACTTCAAAGCTGGGCAGATATGGAGCAGTTCGACTCAAGCCTATACCGGAGAATGATCCGGGATTGTATCAAAAAGGAGCGATATGACGATGACGACTTTGATCCAGAATGAGCAGAAGCGCCAGAAGATTATGGCGCGGATGCGGGAACATCTGGTGCCCGTCTTGGAGCATTGCAGGGGAGGCTGGGTTGGCCTCTTCCTGCAAGGTTCTCAGAATTATAACCTTGACTATGAGGGTAGCGATATTGACACCAAGGCAATCATGTTGCCCAGCTTTTCCGATTTCGTGTTGAACGCCAAACCTCTCAGCACTACCCACATTATGGAGAATAACGAACACGTGGATTTCAAAGACATCCGCCTCATGTTTGACTGTATCAAGAAGCAGAATGTCAACTTTGTTGAGATCCTGTTCACCCCTTACTCCATCATCAACCCGGAGTATGCCGATCTTTTCCAGCCTGTTCTGGACGCTCGTGAAGAGATTGCCCGACACAACAACTACGCCGGGATGAACTGCATTATGGGTATGGCTCTGGAAAAGCAAAAGGCAATGGAGCACCCCTACCCTGCCACAATGGACAAGATTGAGGCATTTGGGTACGACCCGAAGCAGCTTCACCATGCTCTGCGGCTGCGGGAGTTTATGACCCGTTACGAAGCCGGCGAGCCTTACGCTGACTGTCTTATCAGTAACCAGTGTGATTATCTCAAAGAGGTGAAGCGCGGTTGCTACTCTTTGAAAGAAGCACGGGCACTGATGAGCACTGCAATTCAATCTATGACCGAAGACAAAAAGCGCTATATGGATACGGTGCCTGTTTCGATCAACCAGCACGCCAATGAGGTACTGCAAAAGGCTACCGTTGAAATTCTCAAACGATCTTTCTTAAAGGAAATCCAAGGAGGAGAATGAGATGCCGATGTTTTACATGATGGTTGGCCTCCCTGGTAGCGGGAAGTCATTCACTGCCGAAAGCATCCCTAACGCCGTCGTCCACTCCAGCGATGCGATCCGTGCCGAAGTTCTTGGTGACGAGAACGACCAAACCCAACAGGACTTGGTTTTCCAAACCCTTCACAAAAGGGTTTTGCAGGATCTGGTGGATGGCAAGGATGTGGTGTACGACGCAACCAATATCAACTACAAGCGCCGTATCGGATTCCTTGATCGTGTCCGAGCGCTCCACAAACATGATTTGCGCACAGTATGTCTTTTCATGGCGACGCCCTATGAGGTGTGTTTGGAGCGCAACAATAATCGGGAACGTTCTGTCCCGGAGTCTGTAATCCAAAAGATGTACTTCAAATTCGATGTTCCCATGATGGCGGAGGGTTGGGATGAAATCAGGATCGTGGGTGACGAAGATCGCCACGACCAGATTGATACCCTTATGCTTCGTCTCTCCAAGCTGGAACATGATAACCCGCACCATGAGTACACGGTTGGTCAGCACTCTATGACGGCATGGCAGTATCTGATCAGCCACTGTAAAGATGCCGATGCTGCTCTGCTCCGCGCCACGCTGTTGCACGATATTGGCAAAGAGAAGACTAAAGTATTTCATGACATCAAAGGCAACCCCACTGAGATCGCCCACTTCTATCATCATGAGCGTGTAGGAGCTTATGACAGCTTCTGCTATACCGGCGATCTCAGTCCTAACCAGCGCCTTACTGTGGCGCTGCTGATCCGCTGGCATATGTGGCCGTATGCGGTTGAAAAGTCAGATAATCCGAGTAAGACGGTTAGCAAAATCAAACGTCTGCTTGGTAATGATATCTGGAACCAGGTCATGGTGTTGAACGCCTGTGACCGCAATGCACACTGAATAGGAGGAAATAACTATGATTCCCGACATGATCCACACTCCCTACATCGTTCCCCGCATCTCTGTTATGGCACCCCCCCCGGTAACTGCTGAACGGTTCGTTGATGAGCTTCTGAGCGGCCTGCGTATGCCGGACGGCGGCTTTGTTGCCCATCTCGCTCCCAGCGGAGATCCTTTCTCCAACGGTTGGAATGCGGCAATGAAGCTCCAAGCCAGTCAGCCTGCTTCTCGCCGTCTGCCGATGCCCGTCAATGTGATCTTCCACACCCCGGCTACCATCGTGTTCTGGGATGACGGTGATAAGACGGTTGTGAAGTGCCAGCCCGGTGATACATTCAGCGCCGAAGCCGGCCTGACTGCTGCCATGCTGAAGAAGTATATGGGCAACGACAATACTTTCAACAGGGTCATCAACGAGTGGCTGGCACGAGCCAGCTATGCCAGCGCCCCTGCCCTGCCGGAGGCCACAGAGTAACCAATGGACGGTATCATCCTACTGCTTTTGGCTCTGGTGCTGATTTATACGGTAGGATCGGGTGGCGATGACGACAATCATTGGAACCGGGGAGGTGGGTGCTTTGCATAGCAGAGAAGAGTTGGAAGAGATGCAGCGCCTGCCTCTCCAACGCAAAATCCAGATCACTACTGCTCGTATCATCGAGTGGTATCAGCACTATGATGGAAAGGTCTATGTGGCATTTAGCGGTGGTAAGGATTCTACCGTACTACTCGATATTGTGCGGCGGATCTACCCCGATGTGCCTGCTGTTTTCTCTGACACCGGGCTTGAGTTCCCGGAAGTCAGAGAATTTGTTAAGAGCTGTGAAAACGTTACGATTGTCCGGCCTGAGATGAACTTCCGTAAAGTCATTGAGGTGTACGGATATCCCGTTGTCTCGAAGCGTGTAGCTGACACTGTGGAATATGGGCATAAGCCAGGTTCTTTCAGATGGAAAGAGCTGCATGGAGAGATTATGCGGAGCAACGGAACGCCGTCAGAGTTCAACTGTGAAAAATGGTGTTATCTGTTGGATGCCCCATTCAAGGTTTCTTCTCGGTGCTGTACTGTCATGAAGAAGCAGCCTATGAAGAAATACTCCAAAGAAACTGGTCGAGTACCTATTATTGCAACTATGGCAAACGAGAGCAGATCTCGGCGTGCCACATGGTTGCGTATGGGATGTAATGCTTTTTCCGGTAAGAAGCCCAGCTCCCAACCCATGTCTTTTTGGACTGAGGAAGATGTGCTGGAATACCTCTATACCTATCAAATCCCCTACGCTTCAGTTTATGGCGAGATCGTCAGAACTGATGGGGGGGGGTGGACGACGACAGACGAAAAGCGTACTGGCTGTGTCTTTTGTGCCTTTGGCGCTCACCTTGAAAAAGCTCCAAACCGTTTCCAGCGTCTAAAAATCACGCACCCAAAGCTCTGGGATTACTGCATGAGGCCGTGGGAAGAACATGGTTTGGGTATGCGGCAAGTCCTTGAGTATATTGGTATTCCGGTAGAATAATACAAATATAAAAGGAGCGCCTTATGATTGATGTAATGGAAAACATCAAAAAACTCTCCGCCGCTTTGGATGCGGAAACTGCAAGCCTACATCCTTCCGGTAAGCTACTTCTGCTTGGTTCTCAGGATAGCGTGTTCCTGAAAGCCATCAAGCGTAAGGCAGACCAGCTTGGTATCAACTGTGATCATACGTCCAACCCTCTCCCTCCCTATCGAGGGATTGTTGTGGATAGTGAAACAGTGTCGTTCAACTCTATTCTCGATCCTGATGTGGATATTGACCACTCTTATTCTCCCGGAATGTCGGCGGTCTCTCAAGCAGTCATGGATTTGCTAATTGAGTCTGGATTGGTATGGGAGAAGGATATTACCATCGTAGGCCGAGGGCACGCCGTTAAAGAACTGGCGAAGTATTTGGACTTTAACAACGCGACGGTTACAGTAGCACATTCCAAAACAAAAAGCCTGTTGCAAGCTACGCAGAACCGGGATGTGGTGATTTACGCAACTCCGATTATCACGCAGGATATTTCCTACAATACCCGCGATCTGGTTATTGACCTGGGAAACAGCGTCCCGCATCCTGACCGGCTTAATTGCCCCTATGTAAATCGGATCGGACAGCTTACCGTAAGTATATTGCTGAACCGTTTTGCAAAGAAGGAGTCGGTATGGATCTGAAATTCAACACAGTATATTTTACCCAAAAACCTATTCCGCTGCCCCATGCGATTTTTAAGGGCGGCGAAAATAATTCAAATTTAGAAAGGAGCTAATACCAATCCCGGTAAACCGGGTTTCTACAAGATTGATAAGTGTAGAGTAAAGCCGTCTGTTACAGCGTGAAAGCCATCTGGCCGGTAGCAAGGGAGGATTAGACGGTTGACCTCAGCCGAGATGGTTGTGGTCGGTATGAAGCACATCGTTTGTTTTTCTGGCGGTCATTCTTCTGCGATTGCCGCCGTAGAAGTAGTTAGAAAGTTCGGAGCAGAGGACACGATCTTGCTCAATCATGATTTGTGTCCTCGAACCGAAGACGCTGATATCAAGCGTTTCAAAAAACAGGTTTCGGATTATCTGGGCGTTCCCATTACTTACGCCAATATGCCCGGATGGGATGTTAAGGATCAGTTCGACGTGTGTATGGAAATCAAGGCGTTTAAGGCTGGCGCTCAGTCCACCGCCTTTTGCACTAACAGACTGAAAACCGAACCTTTTCATAAATGGCTGTCCGAGCACTATCCCGCAAATCCTCCCGAAGTAAGGGACGATATCTCATTAGTCTATGGCTTTGACGCCAATGAACAGCACCGTATTCGGCGCAGAGTTGGCATTATGGCCGCGATGGGGTACCAAACAGAGTACCCTTTGACATGGGAGGTACGTACTATCCATGATATCGAGGAGATTGGGATTGAGCGTCCGAAGACCTACAGCATTTTCAATCATGCAAATTGTACCGGGTGTTTGAAAGCCGGCAAACAACATTGGTTTGTTGTTTATTGCCTCTATCCTGAAATATGGGAAAAGGCGAAGCTGGCCGAAGACACAATCGGGTACAGTATTCTCAAACAAGGCTATCTTTCAGACTTTGAGACGGAATTTGCCAAGCTCAAAGAAAAGGCGTTGCCGCCCACTGAAAAAGCCAAACCTCAAACATTTTGGGCCGCTGCACGAAAGCTCATCAAGGACGACGATGATCTACCGTGTGAGTGCTCATTTTAAGGAGTTGTTTAAGATGAAGATTCTTGTAATAGTGGATATGCAAAACGATTTCATCAATGGTGCGCTCGGAACCCCGGAGGCGCAGGCCGTTGTTGGAGATGTCGCCAAAAAGATTTCCGGCTTTGACGGAGACCTGATTTGCATTACCAAAGACACCCATCGTTCTGCCGACTACCTGAAAACCCAAGAAGGTCAGCTGCTTCCTGTCGAGCACTGCATTGAGGGGACTCACGGCTGGCGGCTCGACGATATCATTGCCACGGCCATTAGTCATGCGGCTATCGACGCGGGGAAAAGCGTATCCGTATTCCAGAAGGGTACGTTTGGCTCTGTAGAGCTGGGCGATTACCTGGTAGAACTTTCTGCCAGAATGAAGCAGCGTATTGAAGAGATCGTTTTCGTTGGACTCTGCACCGACATCTGCGTTATCTCTAACGCGCTGCTCGTCAAAGCGTTTCTGCCTGAGACGAAAATCACCGTTGACGCTACCTGCTGCGCCGGCGTTACCCCGGCGAGCCACAAAAATGCTCTGGCTGCTATGAAAGCGTGTCAGATCAATGTGGAGAACTGGGAGGTCTGAAATGATTTTTGTTGACGATAGAAGGATCGACTTCACCAGTTTCCCCGACGGTACATCTTCGATCCGTATTGCTCCCAAGCTGGACTTCACGTTTTTCGCCATGGGTAAATCCGCTTACTTCATCCGGTGGATGTACGACAATGATGCCGAGTGTATGCAGCTCTGGTATTTGGTGAAGCACCTCAAGAGTGCTGGCAACCCGCTCCTCTATCTGGAGATGCCGTATATCCCCAACGCCCGTATGGACAGGGTAAAGAACCACGATGAGGTGTTCACGCTCAAGTGGTTTGCTGAGTTTATCAATTCACTTGGGTTCGAGTCTGTCAAAGTTCTCGACCCTCACTCTAATGTGGCTATGGCACTGATTGACCGGGCTGAGACTATGGATGTGAAGCATTACATCGACTATGCAATTCAGTGGATGGTCAGTCAGGGTCTGAATCCTCTGCTGTGCTACCCGGATGAAGGTGCTGCCAAACGATACTCCGAGCTTCTTCCTATGGAGTATGTTTTTTGCATTAAACATCGTGACTGGCGCACCGGCAAGATTGAGCGGCTGGAGCTGACAGAGCCTGAGAAAGTCAACGGCAGAAATATTCTGATCGTGGACGATATCTGCTCTCGCGGCGGGACATTTACCCATACTGCCACGGCTCTGAAAGAAGCCGGCGCAGAGGAAGTCATGCTCTATGTTACCCACTGTGAGAACACGATCCTGAAAGGCACTGTGCTGACAGATGGTCTTATCTCTCGTGTATTCACCACTGATAGCATCCTCCGTGTTGATCACGAGAAGATCTCCATTTGTAGATGATTATGAAAAGAGGGTAAAACAATGATTTCATACAGTCCTTTGCTCTGTTTGGACTTCTACAAGACTGCCCATGCAGAGCAGTACCCCGCAGCACTGACCAAGATGGTGTCTTATTACACCCCGCGCATGACACGGCTGGCTGATACCAAGAAGGTCACAATGTTCGGTCTTCAGGCATTTATCCAGGAGTATTTGATTGAGGCGTTCAATACTCACTTCTTTGATCGCTCATTGGATGAGGTGCTTGCCGAATACAAGCGGGTGCTGAATAACACCATCGGCACGGACGGCGTTGGTGTGGAGCGTTTGACGGCGCTTCATAAGTTGGGGTATCTGCCTCTGGAAATCCGGGCCGTGCCGGAAGGAACCCGTACCAGTATTCATGTTCCGCAAATTGAGATCTCGAATACCAACCCCAACTTTGTGTGGTTGGTCAACTCTATCGAAACAATGCTGTCATGTACCATGTGGCATACTCAGATTTCAGCGGAAGTTGGATATCGTTACCGGCAGATCGTCAATAAGTACGCTGCCCTCACCTGTGACGATGATGTGGTACGGGCCAAGCTGCTGGGCGACTTTTCCATGCGTGGTCAGGAAAGCGTGGAGAGCGCCACCAAGAGTTCTGCTGCGTTCTGCCTGAGCTTCCTTAATACCGCTACAGTGCCGGCTATTCTTTGGCTGGAACACAACTATGCCTGCCGGGTGGAGAATGACGCAGTAGCTTATGGTGCTCTTTCTACTGAGCACAGTGTTATGTGCTCCAACTATGCGGTTGACGGCGACGAGATTACGCACGTGCGACGTCTACTGAAAGAAATCTATCCGTACCAAAACTTCTCTATGGTCAGTGACAGCTATGACTATTGGAACCTGGTCAATAATATTCTCCCCGCAATTAAAGAGGATGTGATGGATCACCATGGATGTCTTGCTATTCGCGGCGACAGCGGCAACCCCGTGGAGATTGTAACCGAGACGGTGTTCAAACTGTGGGAAATTTTTGGTGGTACCGTGAACAGCAAGGGTTACAAAGTTCTTGATCCACACGTCAAGGCATTGTATGGCGATAGCATTACCCCGCAGCGGTGCGAGGCAGTGTATAAGATCCTGATGGAGCATGGCTTCGCTATCAACAACGTTTCTCTGGGCGTCGGTTCTTTCTCTATGCAGTGTCTGGAGACGATGGACGGCGGCGAAAAGACTTATGCACCGTACACCCGTGATACATTTGGTATCGCAGTCAAAGCGACCTATGCAGAAGATGCTGACGGAAAGCCCATCATGATTTTTAAGAACCCCAAGACAGATAGCGGACATTTCAAGAAGTCTCAGCGCGGCTGCTGTAAGGTTGTATATGACTATACGTATCACAACTTCTTCTGCCAGGACGGTTTGACTTGGGAGGAGTCGCAGATTGGGAACTGGCTGAAGCCAGTTTTCAAGGATGGCAAGCTCCTGAGAATTTATACCCTGGATGAGGTTCGCAAGAATCTTCATGAGGGAAACTTTTGAGAAAAGAGGTGCCACAATGTTAGCTAACCCAAAGCGTACTAAGGATGAGATTGTCCAGTGGATTCGTTCCTACTTTGAAAGTAACGGCCATGGCTGCGATGCGGTGGTTGGTATTTCTGGTGGTAAAGATTCCAGCGTTGTCGCCGCTCTTTGCGTAGAGGCACTGGGCAAAGAGCGTGTAGTGGGTGTTATGATGCCGAATGGAGAACAGCCTGATCTGGACGATAGCAAGCAGCTGATCGAATTTCTGGGTATCAAATATGCCTATACCGATATCTCCAAAGCAGTGTCTGCGGTAAGTGATCAAGTAGCGCTCAATATGAACGTCAGCGATCAGACGAGGATAAACCTCCCTCCCCGTATCCGTATGGCGACCCTCTATGCTATTTCTCAGTCGTTGCCTCACGGCGGACGTGTTGCTAATACCTGCAACCGCTCTGAAGACTATGTGGGATACTCTACCAAGTTTGGCGATAGCGCCGGCGATTTTAGCCCGCTCGCTAATCTGATGGTGCATGAAGTCATCCAGATTGGGTACGAGCTTCTTCTGCCTATCAACCTGATAAGCAAGATCCCTTCCGATGGGCTGTGTGGAAAAACTGATGAGGATAATCTTGGATTTACCTATGCTCACCTGGACGCTTACATCATGTATGGCACCAGTGGAATTGAGGAAATCGACAAGAAGATTGCCTCTATGCACGATCACAACCTTCACAAGCTCAATCCTATGCCTGCCTACGGAACGACAATTTTTTAATAGGCGGTGAGAAAATGGAAGAGCGTACTTATTTGAGCGGCACCAGTTTGGCCGGTATGTCCCCTACCCGCTCTCGTGTGGAGAACGACTACTATGCTACTCCGTTCGAGGCGACAGAAGCCATCCTTAGCCGAGAAGAGCTGCACGGCTCCATTTTGGAGCCTGCGGCTGGTGAAGGGCATATCAGTAAGGTGCTTCGGGAACATTATCCCAACAGTCAAATTATCTCTACTGATCTGGTTCAGAGAGATGATAGGTTCGGATGTGGTATTGTTGGCGGGGTGGATTTCCTCACTGAGAACTATCCCGAAAAATTCAACAACGTCATCACGAACCCTCCGTTCTCTTTGGCGAAAGAGTTCGCTGAGAAAGCTCTGGAGGTATCCACTGGCAAGGTAATCCTGTTCGCCAAGATCCAGTTTCTCGAAGGACAGCAACGTAAGGATTTCTTTGCCACCCACCCTCCGAAAGCCGTGTATGTATTTTCAAAACGTGTCAATCCTTTGAGAAACGGATTGGAAGTTGACGAAAATGGTAAGCCCTGGTCAAGTACCATGTGCTTCGCTTGGTTCGTATGGGAACATGGCTATACCGGCGAACCTTGCATTCGTTGGATTTAATTTGTGACAAAGTAAATTAAGAGGTGCAGCTATGAAGATGGATAAGGTTGCCGGCAGCGGCAACGACGAGTTCTATACACCGGAGTATGCGATTACCCCGTTGTACAAGTATCTCCCACCCCCCCCGTGACAATTTGGTGCCCGTTTGACACTGAGGATAGTTTGTTTGTAAAGCTCTTTCGGCAACGTGGCTATACCGTAATCGCAACACATATTGCAAACGGTCAGGATTTTTTCGCTATTGATCCGCCGAAGTGCGACTACATCATCAGTAACCCTCCGTACTCCCTCAAAGGTGAAGTGTTTGAGCGGCTGTTCCAGTTGAATATACCCTTTGCTATGTTAGTAGGGGTCGTCGGACTCTTCGAGAGTCAGAAACGTTTTGAGATGTTCCGTGAGCATGATTTTGAAATCATGTATCTCAATCGGCGCGTATCTTACTTTAAGAATTACGCTGACCAAAAGCCGTCTCTAAACCCGCCGTTCAGCAGCGTCTATGTATGTAAAGGGATGTTGCCTAAACAGATTATCTTTGAAGAAATTCAAAAAAACGCATAATAGCAGCAAAGAAAATTATTGACTTTATGGAGACAGTATGATAGAATAAAAGCAGTTTGAGGGAGATTGTAAATCCCTCAACCTTCCGTTTAGCAACAAAGAAAACCAACAAAGGAGGAACTAATTTGGATTACCAAACTGCCCTTTTCTGCGAGTTCGATCGTTACGCCGCAGAAAGCTATTGCGCCGTTCATGGTGTTGATCCCACCCTTAACATCGGAGATATTACCAAAGCCGATGAGAAGGCTGTGCCGGATTTCAATGTCATGTTCGGTGGAAGTCCGTGTCAGGATTTCAGCATAGCAGGCAAACAGGGGGGGGCTGCATGGACTTGTAAGCATTGCGGCCACGTATATAATCCCCTGGAAGCTCACTATGATCAACGCGACCATTGCCCTAAGTGCGGATCAACTGAAATCGAGAAGACCCGCTCTTCCTTACTGGTCGAATGGCTGCGTTTCCTAAGAGAAAAGAAGCCTCGCTTCGCTATCTACGAGAACGTTAAAAATATTACCGGTTCTCGTTTCTATGCCACTTTTAACCTCTTTGTCAAAGAGCTGGAAGACTACGGTTACAACGTCTACTGGCAGGTTCTGAATGCAAAACACTACGGAATCCCCCAGAATCGTGAGCGTGTTTACTGTGTCATCATTCGTAAGGATTTAGATAATGGGAAGTTTAAGTTCCCGTCTCCTATCCCTTTGAAAAAAGCGCTGGTAGATATGCTGGAGGATAAGGTTGACGAGCGATACTACCTGCCTGATGACAAGGTAGCTGCCATGATAACCCCCCCCCGTTCAGACAAATCAGTAACACCGTCCGCACCAGCGGAAGAGGTTCCACAGACCACCACTGCTGGGACTTGCTCACTTGCCGGTGTGAAGCTGAGTAAGAAAGGCACCCAGTTTGAAGGATACTGTGAGACGGCCTTGACTTTGCTGGCCCGTGACTATAAGGGCTTTGGAAATCAGCAAATGACAGGAGTTATGGAGCATAATGAGTAAGCGATATATTATCCCCGCTGCAATTCGTGGAAGATATGCGGGGGGGGTAAGATAATACAGCGTTTGGAAGTTCGCCCTAATATGTGTACCAACACTTTGACGGGTGTTCAAAAAGACAATGTATTGATTGAGATAGATGAAAGCGAGGAAGCTAATGTGAAAATCGTATGTGAGCGTCGATGCGATGAAGGTGTGCGTTTTTTCAAAGATAATGTCTGCGGCACTATTCGCACCATTGATGGGGGGGGGGACAAGAGAGTGATTGAAAGAAGTCCTACGTCAGAAGATAAAATCACAATGATTGGCGGCTTACAAAAGCACCAGACTCCAAGAAACGATGGTATTTGCCCATGCATAAATAGTGCCGCTGGTATGGGCGGCGGACAAACACCTATCGCAATACGCCCGAGTTTTCGTGTCCGTAAACTTACGCAAAAAGAGTGTTGGCGTTTAATGGGTTTCCAAGATCAGGACTTTGAACGTGCCAAATCCGCCATGAACGAAAATATCTATGGTGGAGCAGATAGGAGCGGGTCACAGCTTTACAAGCAGGCTGGAAACTCTATCGTGGTAGACGTTCTCTGTGCCATTTTGGATGAACTTCACAGTGCTATGCCGTATCTCTTTGAAGATATGACTGTTGGTTCTTTCTTTTCCGGTATCGGCGCATTTGAAAAAGCACTGTCTACTTTTGATATTACCGATGTTAGTGACAAAGTAAATTATTCTGATAAGAATGATGAACTGAAGCAGCTCGGATATATCAATGATTACAATGGAGACGCCAATCGTGTATATGATGGCGAAACCATTGCACGTGCTTTGAAAGCCGAAGCGGGAGGGGGCGGAGCCAAGACTGGATGGTATGCTCTGAGAAGCCCGGAGGTTGACCATGGAGAAAGTCAGAATTAAGCAGGCCACCCAAAAAGGTTATATCGAGTGTGCTGTGGGGGGGGTAGCGGATTTATCTTACCCGTCCAGTAAAACTCGAAGAGGTCGAGTCCAGGAAGGTGGTTGGATTTGTCCAACTATCACTGCAACAGAAACCGGCATTTGTCGGATAGAAAGAGGTGATTCATATGAGCATTGCGTTGAGAAACCGCCGTGAAGCATATGACCAGATCGAGCCGAGACGTCCTAATCGTAAGGCTATGATTCTGGATGTTCTGACCAGCGGTGATCCTGGCGGTATGACTGCTGACGAGATTGGTGAGAAGCTGGTCTCTGAGGGCAAAATCCCCACCAACAGTCCGAACTTCACACGGCCTCGTCTGACAGAGATGAAAGCCGAGGGCAAGGTTGTGATCGTCGGCAGACGTCTTGGCAAGTCTGGGTGCAATACGGCAGTCTGGAAGGTGAAGCGCTGATGTATGGTGAATACACCTGTCTGGACTGTGGCAAAACCTTTGACGATCCGAAGCGATGGGAAGAACGCCATGGGTTAGATTCTCCGCCCTATGAGGATTTCAGCGGTTGTCCTTACTGTGGCGGAGCTTATGCCCGTACTATCCTTTGCGATGCCTGCGGAGAACCGATAGTCGGCGATTATGTCAAAATCCAAACAACTGGCGACTGCTATTGTGATGAATGCTTCATGATGAAGTCGCTGGGCGAAGACGATCCATGAGAAGAGGTCGTGAAATGAAAACTTCAGTCAAACGGCGTGCGAAAAACTGCATACGGGGAACGGTTTTATTGGCCTGTTTCATTGCCGTCTGGTATGTGGCCTCGTGCTTCACCCAACCGCTGTTTATCCCCGCCCCTGCTACCGTCTGGGAAGCAATCGTCGGGTTGGCAGAGACAGGCCAGTTGCAAAAAGGACTTGCCTACTCTTTTCTGCGGATTACTGGTGCGTCTGCTCTTTCTATGCTGGTAGCAATTCCCCTCTCCCTTCTGATTTATGGCGTGAAGCCTATCAAGGAAACTATCATGCCGGTTGTTTCCTTCCTGCGGTATGTTCCCGTAACCGCATTTTCTCCGCTCCTGATCCTATGGTTTGGGATTGGGGAGCAGATGAAAATTTCGTTCCTATTTATTGCGACGTTTGTCTACTTGCTGCCGTCGATCCTGCTTTGCTTTAACGACGTACCGCAAGATCTGATGGATACGGGCAAGACAATCGGAATGACCAGTTGGGAGACAATCAAAGAAATCCTGCTCCCCGCATCGCTCCCTTCAATATTCAGTACGTTCCTTATGATGTATGGCATTGGCTGGACATACTGCGCCGTGGTAGAGGCAACCAACGCTAAGTACGGCTTGGGCTTCATCATCAATGTAAGCTCCGCCAGAGGCCGTACCGCCGTGGTGTTCGGGGCAATCATCGTAATCATGTTGTTCAGCTTCGTTTTTGACAAGCTGGGGAACTTGCTGATCCGAAAGATATTCCAGTGGAGGTACTGCGATGATCAAGTTGAATGATCTGGCTATTGGGTACAACGGCGAAGCAATTCTGGAGCACATCGACCAGGAATTTGACGACGGTTTGATTTACGGTATTTTGGCGAAGTCTGGTGCCGGTAAGACGACCCTCCTCAAAACCATCTCTGGCCTTCTTCACCCTGTTCATGGTGAGGTTGTCATTGATGGCACTACCTATCGGAACGCCGACAAGAACCCTGTGTACATGATGCACCAGCGCTATTCCAACTTCGGATGGCTTTCCTGCACGGAGAATGTGCTGATTGCCCAACGGGACAAAAAACTCCGTAGCCGCGATGACGCTATCAAGGTACTTGCAGCGGTTGGGTTAGAGCAGTATGCAGATAAATGGCCGTCTCAGCTATCAGGTGGTATGCAACAGCGCCTTGCGTTGGCGAGAACACTGTATGTCAAGCCGAAATACCTACTTATGGATGAACCATTATCCGCTTTGGACGACAAAACCCGTAGCAAAATGCAACGTTTGATTTTGGATGTCCATGCTGAGACAGGCAACACAATCATTATGGTAACGCACAGCCAGGACGAGGCGTTCAAAATGTGCGATAAAATAATCAAATTTGAAACGAGAGGAGCTGTAACAAACCATGGCAGGTTTATTTGAACGCATGGGACTGGTTCGTACCGAATACGAAGGTATGCCTGAAATCCCTATGCAACCCGTATCCGAGCCTATGTACGCGCCTGAGACGCCGGTAATTGACGCTACTCAGGTGTCCTATGATGATGTGATCGCATCCATCTATCAGCAGGGCGATATCGACGACGAGAACTCGATCTTCAAGATCAAAGCGTATATCGACATTCTGCCCCAGGATATGACTAAGGCCAAGAAACAGGCGTCCATCGCCGGCATTCTCAGCGTCAACGGGATCAATGTGGATGATCTCATTGAGGACGGTCTGAAGCGTGGTCGCGCCTTGGACGCTGCCGAGGATAGTATCAGGGCGGAAAACGATGCGCTGATCGCTGAGACCGAGGCGGATATCGAACATCTGAAGTCCCTGATCGAGCAGGCGGAAGCCAGAATTGAGGAATCCAAACAAAAGACCTCTGATTCCAGCGCCGCCATCCAGAAGGAAAAAGAAGCTATCAGTCAACTCTTGGAGTTTGCGAACGGCGTTGCCGGTAAGGAAGGAGCACAGTAATGGGCATTGTGATTGGAGCGGTAGCGGTTGTATTTGTGCTCGCCCTGATCATCTTCCCCGGTGTCCGGGGTAAGCTGAAAGTCCTCGTTGGAGGGTTCCTCAACATCTTCGTGGAGGATATCGCCAAGACACCCGAGGGTGCAAAGGCTGTTTTCCAGCAAGCCATTGAGGAAGTGCAGGAGCGTTACAACAAGGCTGGTGACACCCTGAATCGGTTTGTGGGCGAGCAATCCTCCGTCCAGAAGAACCTCAACAAGCTATATGGAGAACTGAAGGACGTTGAATCAAAGTGTGAGTCTCTGGTCAGATCTGGCAATATGGCCGATGCTGCCATTTTTTCAACCAGGCGTGAGGAAATCCTGTTTGAAATCTCCCAGAAAGAGGGATACCTGCGAGAGATTGAACCTATGGTAAAAGAGGCTCAGACCGTTTATGAAGCGTACGACAAGAAGCTCCGCGAGCTGAAAAAGCAGAGCCGTATGACTGTCGAGGAAATGAAACTCCGTGGCAACATGAAGGATCTCTTGGGCGATCTGGACGAGCTGCGCCGGGACTCTGCCACTGATAAGCTCTTGGGCAGTGTCCGGGACGGAGCGGAGGATCTTCGCAAAGAGGTTGATGGTGCGATTGTCGTTCACGCAAGCCGTACCACCACCAAAATGTCAATGGCTGAGAAAAATGCGGCGAAAGCTCAGTCGGATGCTTACCTGCAGTCTCTCGCCACAAAGTATAGCGGGAAGCCGGCTATACAGGCTCCACGGTCTGGCGTCACCTTCGACGCTCCTAAATCCAAAGTGAAAGAGGAAAGGAAGTAACTTACCATGAAGAGAATGAAACTCACTACCGCTGGCCGTGTGGTGATCTTCGTCATCGTGCTGGCGCTCCTCGCCGGTATCGGCGGCTTCGGCTATAACTACTACAAGAACAACATCGCAGACGACAAGCCCATCAGTTCGGGCACTCAGTCTGGCAGCACGTCCCAGAAGCCCACAACAAAGCCCTCCGCCGGCAAGACGGACACCTCTGATCCCGTGATTAACCTGTCTCTGGATGAGTGGGTAGGCTGGAAGCCTATTATCGACGCCAACCAGGGCTTGACCACGCAACCCGGTTCAATTTTCGACCAGCTGGGCATTAAGGTCAACATCAATATCATCAATGACGCAACCGCCAGCAGCAACGCTCTGATTACCGGAGAGCTGAATGCTGCGGGTTATACCACCAACCGTACCGCGTTCCTATCTGGTAAGTTCCAGGAGGCCGGATTGGATGTGGTAATGCCGGTATTCACTAACTACTCCGCTGGCGGTGACGGCATTATTGCTAAGTCCGGTATCAATACCGTAAATGATCTGCTTGGTAAGAAGATTGGCGTTCCCAGATTCAGCGAAGCCCAGACGCTTGTGGCATGGTTTGTTAATAAGAGCGACCTGTCCGATGCTGACAAGCAGTCTATCATTGATAACATGATCCTCTTTGACGATGCGTCTGAGACGGGTGAGGCATTCTTCGCCGGCCAGCTGGACGTGGCAGCGACTTGGCAGCCCTACCTGTCTTATGCAACCGAAAACAGCGGTGCGCACATCATGTTCTCTACCACCGCCTCTAAGAGTCTGATTATGGACGGTATCGTATTCCGTTCCGACTTTGCCCAGGCACACCCCGACGTTGTGACCGCCTTTATTGATGGTATCTTCCAAGCCAACGCAATGTATACCACTGAATTTGACTACATCCGCTCTGTCATGCCTATGTTCGCCGGCGTTTCTGACGAGGAAATTAAGGCTCAGTGCGGCGACGCCGAAATGATGGGCTACGCCGAGAATAAGGAAGTGCTGGACTCCACTGCTCCTTCTGTCTACTTCGATATGTGTGATATCTGGGAGTCTTTGGGCGAGACGGTCAATCGCAAGGCGGCTATGACGCTCTTTGATAACCAGTATCTGCTTCCTCTGGCAAGCAAGTATTCTTCTACCTCTGCCTCTACCAGCAAGCCCGTTGAGCTGACCGAGGAGCAGAAGCAGGAAATCGTCAATTATGAGGCGCTGCTGAGCAAATCCATGACCGTTGAGTTTGTGGCTGATACCGCTCAGTTCAAGAACCCCGAAGAGGTATACGCCATCATGGATGAGTTCGTCTCTATCGCCAATACTCTGGATGGCGCGATTATCCAGGTAGAGGGTAATATCAATGCCCGCAATTACTCCGACTCTGGGCAGGCGCTGTCTGCTGAACGTGCAAAGGCCGTCGCCAAGTATTTCATCGCTTGCGGTATTGATCCGAACCGTCTGATTACGGTCGGCAATGGCAACACGAAGATGGTTGCAGATCCCGGCTCTGCCGATGCCTACCTGAACCGTAGAACCGACGTGTTCTTCAAGATCATCGAAGAGTAATTCTGCGCCTTACGAGGAGGGGCATTGTCCCCTCCTCGGGGCACCAACATAATAAAGGAGTGGTCAATATGGATGTAGTGAATGTAGAAAGCGCAAATTTGGACGATTTGAAAAAACGGTTCGTTGAAATTTGCGCTACTATCAATCGTCCGGGTATGGAAGATCTGATGGCGTGGTTGGAACGTTCTGACTTCTATACTGCGCCGGCAAGCACGCGCTTCCACGGCAACTATACTGGCGGGCTGCTGGAGCATAGCCTCAATGTGTACGACAAGCTCTCTGGGTTTGTGGCTCGCTATCCTGAACTGGAGATCTCACCGGAGACGGTGGCGGTCACTGCGTTGTTCCACGACCTGACGAAGGTAAACTACTACACCGTCAGCTCTCGGAACGTCAAGGATGATGTTACGGGCGCATGGCATAAGGAGCCGTTCTACAAAACGGAAGATCGTCTCCCGCTTGGTCATGGCGAGAAATCTGTCATTATCCTGCAGAGCTTCATCAAGCTCACACGTGACGAAATCTTTGCAATCCGCTGGCATATGGGTAGCTTTGATTGTGCAGTCAAAGGCGGGGATTACGGTATGGGCAATGCTTTCGAGACTTGCCCGCTGGCAGTTATGACGCATTTGGCTGATATGGAAGCTACCTATCTTGTTGAGTGTTTAGCAGCAAAGTAAATCAACGGAGGCTAACATGGAAAAAAGTGTTTTTCAAATTCTGAACGAGTACGACATCACGGAACACCTCAAGAAGAAAGACAAGATCGTCTATCTGCCCTGGTCTAAGGCATGGATGATCGTGAAATCTCTCTTCCCCAGCGCCAAGTTTACCATCAACAAGGCTGCTGACGGCTGCATCTATCATACGGACGGAAAGACCGCCTGGGTGGAGGTGTCTATCACTATCAACGACCAGACTGAAACGGAGTCTTTGGCTGTTATGGACTTCCGTAACAAGTCTATTCCCATCGACACGATCACCTCTGCCGATGCAGAGAAGTCTATCAAGCGCTGCTTGGTCAAGTGTGCTGCTCTGCACGGCCTGGGTCTGTCTCTTTGGACGGGTGAGGAGCTGTCCAGCGCCGCCCGCAAGAAGAAGGAAGACGATCTGGACGATGTGAAACAGGAGATCCTGAGCGTTGTTGCCGGAAAGCTGGAAGCCGGTGTGTCCAAAGACACCATCTACAAGGCTATCGAAAGTGTTGCCGGTGTGAAGAACCCCAACGCTATCAAGGATATCGCAACGGCTCAGAAAGTCGTTGAGCAGATCAAGAAACTGGAGGTAAAGCACAATGCTTAATAAGGTAATCATCATGGGTCGTCTTACCCGCGATCCTGAGATCAAGAAGGTAAACAATGACATCTCCGTGTGCAGCTTTTCTATCGCCTGCGACCGCGACATCGTGAACAAGCAGAACAATGAGCGCGAGACGGACTTCTTCGATGTGACTGCGTGGCGCTCTACGGCGGATTTCGTTGGCAAGTATTTTGGCAAGGGGCGCATGATCGTTGTTGTCGGTCGGCTGCAGAAGCGCAACTACACCGATAAGGACGGCAACAAGCGTTCTGCCGTAGACATCATTGCCGAGAACGTCTATTTCGGCGATTCCAAGAAGGACGGCGAGACTTCTGACAACGCCTCTGCCTCCACCACCGGATATGCTACCGCTCCTTCTCAGAACAGCGACTTCGCAAATGTCGGTGAGGAAGATGGAGAGCTGCCCTTCTGATGGATAATTCTTTTCTCCTGGACGCTATGGACTGGTCATACTCCCGCGTTAGCAGTTTTGATCAGTGCCCGCGTATGTTTGACCTTACTTACCTCCAGTGCATGGATCGCGTGGACAACGCTTTTGCTCAATGGGGTTCACTGGCGCACTCGCTTTTAGAGCGATATTTTCGTCAGCAGGTCGAGCTGTGGGATTTATCCGGCCTCTATGAGAAGGAATACGCAAGAGCAGTTACAGAACGGTTTCCATTTCCCCGGCTGGAAGACAGCTACTATGAGCGCGGTATGGAATACTTCGATAATTTCGGTGGACAACTGGGAGACGAAGAAGAAGTGCTTGCGGTCGAAGACCGGTATACCTCCACACTGGGCGGCAGACCGGTGGTGGGTGTCATAGACCTGGTGCCTCGTAATAGGTCTGGGCTGATCGTTTGCGATCACAAAAGCCGGGGCAAATGGAAATCCAGAGAGGAACGCCGCAAATATCTCCGCCAACTGAACTTGTATGCAGTACGGGTCAAAGAGGTCTACGGTGAGTGGCCGTGTGAACTTTGGTTCAACAAGTTCCGCGAAGGTATCTTGGACAGAGAGCCATTCAACATCGTAACTGCTCAGGAGGACATAGACTGGTTCCTGCGTTCCATTGACGACATCTATAAGGCAAGGAATTTTCCTGCCAAACCTGACCGTTTCTTTTGTGACTACCTATGTTCTGTGCGTGAGCATTGCGAGCATTCCAGCCAATATGTTACGGAGGAATATAAGTGATGGAAAAGATCAAGGTAATTTTCCTCGACGTTGATGGTGTGCTCAACAGTGATCGTACAGTCCGCAAAACCCAAGGCGGCTATACGTTTGTTGACAACAGGCAAATGAAGAACCTGAAGCACATCATTAACATGACAGGAGCTAAGGTCGTTCTTTCCAGTGATTGGAGATACGACCGAGACGACCCGAGATACAACGGAGACTATCTGGAACTGGAAGCAGAGCTGTTGAAATACGGGATTCGTCTTTACGGCTTTACGCCGGAGCTGCCATCCTGTCACAGAGGTATGGAAATTGACTGCTGGCTAAAAGGACATAGCGAGGTCGGAGACTTCGTAATTCTGGACGACCGGGCAGATATCGAGCCGAACAAAGATCACTGGGTTCAGACGGTAATGCGCCGAGGACTCGGTGTTGAGGAGGCCGAGAGTGCTATCCACATCTTGAACGGCAAATGAAAGACGGATTTTATTCGGATAAGACCCGTCCACATGAAGTGGGCGGGCTTACCGAAGAACTGAGGTGATTTTACCCATGCAGATTGATAGAGAAGCAATTTTGCAGGCCAAAGAAAAGCTCGGAGATCGTAACGCTCAGATTATCGTCGAAGAGCTGGGGATTACCGATTTCGATGAGAAAAACATGAAGTGTTGCTGCCCCTTCCATCAGGAGGATCACGCTTCCTTCATTTACAACAAGAAAGCATTCAACTTTCGTTGTTTCGGTAGTTGTGGCCGTAGCTACGACATTCTGGACGTTTTCATGTATAAAGGCGCGACTTATGCCGAAGCCTGTAAGAAACTTTTCGAGCTTGCCGAAATGCCCTACTCTTTCGGAGAGCTGGGCGTAAAAACCAAACGGCATTATAGATATCCCCACGAGGTTCCCTGCACTGATAAATCCAAAGTGTACGCATATTTTGAGCAGCGCAAGATCAGTCGTGAGACGCTGGATGCTCTTGATGTGCGGCAGGACTCCGAGGGAAACGTGGTATTCAATTACTACGACACGAACGATGTGTTGACGATGGTGAAATATAAACCGTCGCATAAAGTCCAGCATGGTCAAGCAAAGTGCTGGTGCCAGCAAAACTCTGATACGGCTCCGTTGCTGTTCAACATGAACCGCATCAACGTTAATTCTCCCCTTCTGATCTGTGAGGGCGAGCCGGATTGCCTTAGTGCGATTGAGGCAGGATTCAAAAATGCTGTTTCCGTTCCTCTGGGCAGTTCAAATCTCCACTGGATCGACGAAAACCTGGAATGGCTCGATCAGTTTGAGAGCATTATCATTTGCGCCGACAACGATGACGCCGGCGTGAAAATGCAGAAAGAGTGCGTTCCCCGGCTGGGTAGCTGGCGAACAAAGGTCGTAGACATCCCAGCAATCCCCATTGGAAATACTGGACGGGTAACAAAAGACCTGAATGAGATCCTTTACGTTTGCGGCAAAGACAAAGTGTTGGAGCTGATCTTGGACGCTAAGGACTCCCCTGTTCCTTCCGTAGCCGACCTTTCTGATGTCGAGCCGACCGAGTATGAGGATGTTGACGGTGTGACTACCGGGCTGAAGGCTATTGATGATGAGCTGATGCGGCTCTTTTTCGGAACGCTTACTATTGTGAGTGGTCAGCCCGGATCTGGTAAGAGTAGTCTTCTTACTCAGCTCGCGTGCAATTCTCTCGATAATGACATCAGTACGTGGCTTTTCAGCGGCGAACTTCCCAACGGTGTAGAAAAGTCCTGGTTCAACTACATTTTCGCCGGCCCCCGCAATATCACGGATGCTATCTCTCGTCGGGGCAATCCTTACAAGAAGATTTCCACGACGACGCTTGCCGAGATCAACAAGACCTATAAAGGGCGTTGGCATATCTATCGTGATGACTACGACAACACACTGGATAAGCTCATCGCCTCTATGACGGATACCGTTCGGAAGTACGGTGCCCGTTGTCTGATCCTCGACAATTTCATGTGTATTGACACTGAAACAAGCGAAGAGGAACTGCGCTCTCAGACAGATACGATTAAAAAGCTCATTGAGTTTGCTAAGAAGTATCAAGTGGCTGTAATCCTTGTTTGCCACCCTCGAAAGATGGACGCCGGAACCAATGTAGGCATCTATGATATCGCTGGTACCAGCAACATCGTGAACCTGGCACATCGGACTATTGGCCTGCGGCGAGTGACGGACGCAGAACGTGAGAATGCTGCGAAGTATTCTGAGAAGCGTCGCCAGTTGCTCAAGTACGATGTGATCGTAACTGTCGTCAAAGACCGTATGTTTGGCCGGCAGAATATCGACGTTGGCCTCTATTACGATCCCGCTTCCCGCCGTTTCTTCAGCGATATGGACGAGTATGACCGTCGTTTTTCTTGGGATAAGAAGGAGTACAAAGAGCCTCTGCCTCTTCCTCCTCAGCTGCTTGCTGAAGAGCGTGCCTCCGAAGACGAAGCATTTGGAGCGGTGAACGACAGAGAGGGCTAACTATGGCGGATTTCGGAGTATGTGACTGTGGCGGGAGCCTTATCCCTGTTTGGTTTACAGAAGAAGAGACAAAGGTTGCTAATGGCACTATGTATAAGACAGGCCGAGTTCGTAGGGCGTGTTCTCATCTTGTATGTGAGGATTGTCTGAAGAACTTTTGCGTTGACGATACCTTTGACGGGCCGTGGCACAATAGGAGGTGATCTTATTGAGCGGTAACTATACAGCATACCATGTCCATACTGAATTGTCTCTGTTAGACAGTGCAACGAAGTTTGAAGACTATATCGCTAAAGCTGTCGAGCTGGGGCAGACTGCTATTGCTTTTACGGAGCATGGTAACATTTATCAGTGGGTCGCCAAAAAGATAGCCTGTGATAAAGCGGGTTTGAAATATCTGCATGGCTGCGAAGTCTATTTGACTGAAAAGCTATTGCTTACCGATCCACGCACCGGAGAGCAGAATAAGGTACGCGATAACTACCACACCATCTTGATTGCCAAGAACTACACTGGTCTTCAGGAGATGAACGAGCTAATCAGCCGATCAAGCCAGGACGACCACTTTTACTACAAACCTCGTATCACGTTTGATGAGTTTCTTGGTATTTCCAGTAACGTCATTAAGATTAGTGCCTGTCTTGCTTCCCCATTGAATCGCATGAGCATTACTCATCCTATGTATGAGCGACTGCTGAAGCATTACGACTATCTGGAAATCCAAGCGCATGACCATCCGGAACAGGTTGCCTACAATCGCCATTTGGCGGAAATGTCTCAGAAATATGGCATCCCGCTCATTGCAGGTACCGATACTCATAGCCTCAACAAATACAAGGCTGAATGCCGAACGATCTTGCAGTTGAGTAAACACATCGAGTTTGCCGACGAAGATACGTTTGACCTTACCTATAAATCCTATGACGAGTTAGTAGCAATGTTCGCAACGCAGGACGCCTTACCGGAAGCGATGTATTTGGGGGCCATTGAGAACACCAACCGTATGGCCGACTCTGTAGAGCCGTTTGAGCTGGATATCTCGTTCAAGTATCCCATTCTCTATGGTGAACGCGATCGAGAGGTGCTTCATCAAGTTCTTGATGATAACCTGCAAGCAAAGATCAAAGAGGGTGCTATCACTCCAGAGCAGGTCGAGCCGTTCAAAGCGGCCATTGCTGAGGAATGCCGGGTCTTTGACAAAATTGAGATGTCCGGCTTCATGCTTTTTATGAGTGAATTGGTGACATGGTGTAAATCTCATGGTATCCCCATCGGCTTCAATCGTGGCTCCTGTGGTGGATCTCGTGTAGCTTATGTCACCAACACAACAGACCTCAATCCTGAGACATGGCATACAGTGTTCAGTCGCTTCTGCAACGAAGATCGTAAAGAGATTGGTGATATTGATATCGACGTGTCTCCCTCCCAGCGTGATCTGGTTTACGACTACATCATCAACCGTTTTGGTCAGGAAAAGACCGCGTTTATTCTGGCGATCGGCACTATCAAGTCCAAAGGCTGTATTGACGAAATCTGCCGTGCTTTGGCACTGCGTTGGAATCGTGAACATCAACGGGACGAGAAAGAGTTCCGTAGAGTGATGGCACAGCTCAAAGATGAGAACGTGAAGATCGTTTTTGGAAATGCGCGAGATGGATTTGGTTTGTATTTCTTCGACGAAGCCGGCAACCTCCTCTTGCCCAACCGTATGAAAGATATACCTCGCACCGAGCTGATCAAGCAGTTTTCCAAAGAGTACACAAAACTCAAAGAGGAAAACGAAAGGATCTTTGCTAAGAACCCCTGGGCTGGTAAGGCAAGTGCCAATATCAAAAAGGAGTTTGAGGCAGACGAGGCAGCAGCTCGGGAAAAGTACCCCGAAGTATTCTACTACTATGACGGGCTTCTTGATGTGGCGATCTCTCAATCTATGCACCCTGCCGGTATTGTAGCAAGTCCTATTACCCTTCGAGACAATTACGGTACGTTCATCTCTGATGGGAAGGAAATCCTACAGATTGACATGGAGTGCGTGCATGAGGTCAGCTTGGTCAAGTATGACATTCTCGGGTTGAAAAACATTGAGATTATCAAAGACGCTTATGAGCTGCTGGGTAAACCTTATCCGAAGTCTCACGAAATCAACTGGAATGATGAGGCTGTCTGGAAGGATATGCTGAGATCTCCCATTGGTATCTTCCAGTTTGAAGGAGAGTTCGCGTTCCAGATGCTCAGACAGTACGAGCCGCACAGTATTTTTGACATGAGCCTTGTTACGGCGGCGCTTCGTCCTTCGGGTGCGTCGTACCGTGACGACCTTATGCAGCACAAACCTCACAAGAATCCCTCTCCCATCATCGACGAACTTTTGGCAGATAACAACGGCTATCTTATTTATCAAGAGGACGTTATCAAGTTCCTACAGCAAATCTGCGGCTTCTCTGGGTCAGATGCAGATAACACCCGCCGCGCTATTGGACGAAAAGATGAAGAGCGGTTGAAAAAAGCTCTCCCGCAAATTCTTGAGGGATATTGTGAAAAGTCACCGCAGCCCCGTGAAGTTGCAGAGCAGGAAGCAAAGGAGTTCTTGCAGATCATCCAGGACGCTTCCAGCTATATGTTTGGGTACAACCATTCAGTCGGGTACTGCATGATTGGCTATCTGTGCGCTTATCTGCGGTACTACCATCCGTATGAGTTCATCACAGCCTACCTTAACAATGCCAACGGCGAGGAAGATGTGAAGAACGGAAACGAGCTGGCAACGCTTTACGGTATCAGAATTGTCCCACCGCGTTTTGGCCTTTCCAAGGATAAATATTTGCTGAATACCGAAGAGAAGGTTATCGCCAAGGGTATTTCTTCTGTAAAGTACATGAATGCCGATGTTGCCAACGAACTTTACGAGCTGGCAAAAGCCGGCAAGCCTAAATCTTTTATGGACTTGCTTATGCAGCTGGACGAGAAAACACACTTGGATACACGGCAGCGGGATATCTTGGTGAAGATCGACTATTTTGCCGAGTATGGCAATTCCAAAGAGTTGTTGCGTATGGTGGACTTCTTCTCTTTCTTCAAGAACGGAACGATGAAGAAGATCTCCAAGGATAAGGTAACGGTTGAATTGGAACCCATAATCGCCCAGTATGCAACTGATAAGTCCAAAAGCGGCCAGCCAGCTAAAAGCTATACCTTCACTGATTTGCCCGGATTACTTCGGCATTTGGAAGTGATGGTCAGGGATATGCACATTCAGGATTTCGACCTGAAAAGCAAAATGCAAATCCAGTTGGAAAATCTGGGCTATATCGACCTAACCACCAATAAAAAAGAAGATCAGCGAAAACTGGTTATTCTGGATATCTACCCCTTGCGGAGCAAGAAAACCAAAGAGATTTGGGCTTACGCCTTGCAGGTGCGGTCGATTGGCACGGGAAAAACAAATCGGTGGACAATCTACTCAGAACTCTACGATCGCAAACCGCTTCAACGCTACGATACCATTTATGTTCCTATGAATGGATGGGGCGAGCGGCGTGGGTATCTGTATTTGTACAACTACGACTATGTAATTTAGGAGGCATTTTCAATGCACGAGACGAAATCGAAATGGTTCAAGAAAGTTCTCAGAGCGACGCTGTGTTTCTTGGTAGTCTGCGGATCTCTGAGTGCAATGTTGTTCGTCCCGAACAAAGAGGAGGAAACACCACAAGTCCCCATCGAAAAGGAACTTTGTGTTTACTCTGCGCCGCCTCAAGTGTCGCCCACACCTACGCCTATTTCTATTGAGGAAGAACCGGCAGAACCCGAGGCAGACCTTAACCCATATGCAGAACTGTCACCCACGGATACCGAAAAAGAGCTGCTGGCGTGTATGGCCTACAGCGAGGCAGGAAACCAGAGCTTTGATGGTCAGGTTGCCGTGGTGCAGGTAGCGCTTAACCGCTATATGCACGAAGCGTATTCCGGCAGTATCAGTGATATTCTCTTCTCACCTTGTCAGTTTGTGGTAGGAGATTACTATGGGTCTGTGCAGATGGAAGCAGTAGATGCTGCTCTTGCCGGCCATCCAGCGTTGGATTTGAATACCGACGTAGTGTACTTCTCTACTGGATCTTTGACCTATGGTAGCTATTATAAGACGATCGGCGATCACGTCTTTCGCACTTATATTTGATAGCAACAAAGTAAATTAAGCAAGGAGGATCAACATGGGAACAGTTACAATTCAGCGATTCACCTATAAGAACCCTATTTCCATGATCGGTGAGGAAGCTGGTGTCTGCTGGGGTGCAGATACCAGCGACCCCGAAAAAAACTACAAACGCGGCTTGGATTGCTTGGAAAACGAGCACGGCAGAACGTTTGAGTTCCCGGATGTCTATATGATCCTGGACGGCTATTCTGCCAGAGTGATCCGTGAGTGGTATACCCACATCGGCGGCGCTCCCACCAGACTGCAGGCCAGTACCAGATACATCGACTATGAAAGCGGTTTCGATTATGTAACACCGCCCAGCATTGCGGGTAACTCCGCCGCCGTCAAAGTCTACGACTGGATTATGAAGTGTATCCAGACCGGCTTGAAGATGTTGGAAGGGTTTGGTATCCCCAGAGAGGATTCTGCGCTTGGGCTTCCTCTGGGCATGGGCACCAAGATTGTGTGCAAGCATAATCTCCGCAACCTAATTGATATGTCGCATCAGCGGGAATGCAGCAGAGCTTATCACGAGTACCGTGGCCTGTTCGCTGATGTTGGTAACGCTCTGAGAGAGTATTCCGACGAGTGGGCATATCTGGTCGATCACTACTTTATGCCGAAGTGTGAATACTTCGGGTTCTGCCGGGAGAAGAAGTCCTGCGGCAGAAAAGGAAGGAGGGTTGCGGAATGAAAATCGTTTGCATTTCAGGTAAAGCCCAGCACGGTAAAGACACTACCGCCAAACTTTTGGAGGAGATTTTGGAAGCCCAAGGCAACCGTGTTTTGATTGCCCACTACGGTGATCTGGTCAAGTACGTATGTAAGACCTTCTTTGGCTGGGACGGCAAGAAGGATGAAAAGGGACGCACGCTTCTCCAGCGTGTCGGTACTGACAAAATCCGCGCTGTCTCTCCTGATTATTGGGTAGATTTCATCGTCAGTATCCTCGACATCTTCTGCGACGAATGGGATTACGTGCTTATCCCTGATACTCGTTTCCCCAACGAGTATGAGATCTACGAGACCTACGGCATGGACGCTATTTTGTTGCGGGTAGTTCGCCCCAACTTCGTGTCTCCGTTGACCGAAGAGCAACAGAAGCACGCTTCGGAGACTGCATTGGACGATTACCAGTACGACGCTACGATCGTCAACAGCGGCAGTCTGGAAGATCTCAAAGAGGCCGTAAACAACTTTGTGAACAACGCTCTCAAAGGAGAACTCCATGAAGAAACTGACAATTCTGTTTGATGCCGACGATACCGTAGAAAACCTGAGTGATTGCTGGATTGCAATGTTGAACGAGCGTTATGGCACCTCCGTAACGCCGGAAGATGTTCACGGCTGGGATATCTCCCTTGCTTTCCCCACGCTGACGAAAGAGCAGGTATTCGGCGTACTCCATGATGACGAGCTTTGGCGGCGTATCACTCCGATCCCCGGCTCTGTTGAGGTACTCCAAAAGTTCTATGACGAGGGACACCAGCTCTATATGGTGACTGCATCCAGCTATCACACCTGCAAAACGAAGGTGGAACGGCTTTTAGAGCTGTTCCCCTTCCTGGACTGGGAGCACATCATTTTTGCCTGCAACAAGCAAATGGTGCGTGGTGACGTTTTGATTGACGATGCCCCACACAACTTGGTTGGGGGCGAATACGCCAAAATTCTTTTTGACCGTCCCCATAATCGTAGCTTTGACCACGTAGCTCATGATGCGCTCCGGGTAAACACGTGGGAAGAAATTGACCAAGTTATCCACAGCTATCTTTTGTAAGGAGGAATTTTTATGGTTGTCATTAAACGTGATGGCCGTGAAGCCGACTTTGACAAAGGCAAAATTGCCAACGCCATTCTCAAGGCATTCACGGAGGTTGAAAAGCTCAGTGCGGTAGGAGATAAGAACGAGGTGCCCAAGAAAATCTCCACCCGTTTGTATAACCGCTATCAGCGGCGCAACCGTGCGATTTCTGTTGAGGAAATCCAGGACGACGTTGAAACTGAGCTGATGAAAGAGGGCGAGTTCGTAGTCGCCAAAGCGTACATCAAGTATCGCTATGAACATGAGCTTCTGCGGAACGCTTCTTCTTTGGACGGCAAAATCCTCTCTATTGCGGATAACGTCAATGAAACAGTCATCCAGGAGAACAGCAACAAAAATCCCACAATCCTCTCTACTCAGAGAGACTACATCGCCGGCGAGGTAAGCCGCGATATTACTGACCGTCTGCTTATGCCGGATGACATTAAGCAGGCGCACGAAGAGGGTGTTATCCACTTCCATGACAGCGACTACTTTGTGCAACACATGATGAACTGCTGTCTGATCAATCTGGAAGATATGCTCCAGAACGGCACAGTAATTTCCGGTACGCTGATTGAAAAGCCTCACTCCTTCTCGACTGCCTGTAATGTTGCTACCCAGATTATTGCCCAGGTAGCCAGTAATCAGTATGGCGGTCAGTCTATCTCCCTGTCCCACCTTGCCCCCTTTGTTGAGGTGAGCCGACAAAAGATTCGCAAGCAGGTAAAGGCTGAGTTCCTGAAAATTTCTTCCCCGGACAACTTTGCAGACCCTGAGAAAGTGATCTCAGATCTGGTCGAAGAGCGTGTCCGTGAAGAAGTAAAGAAGGGTGTTCAGACTATCCAGTATCAAGTGATTACCCTCATGACTACCAACGGTCAGGCTCCTTTCATTACCGTCTTTATGTATCTGAACGAGGTCAGCGATCCTCAGACCAAGAAAGACCTCGCTATGATCATCGAGGAGGTCGTGCGGCAGCGGTACCAAGGCGTCAAAAATGAGAAGGGCGTTTGGACGACACCGGCGTTCCCCAAGCTGATCTATGTGCTGGAAGAGGATAACATCACTGAGGATTCTCCCTACTGGTACTTGACCCAGCTGTGTGCCAAGTGCTCTGCCAAACGGCTGGTGCCCGACTACATCTCCGAAAAGAAGATGCGCGAGTACAAGCTGTCCAAGGGCGAGACCGAAGGTAACGGCGATTGCTATACCTGTATGGGATGCCGTAGCTTCTTGACACCCGACCGCTCCGGTAACGGCTGGGACAATGTTGCCAATGCCGGCAATTACCAGCCCGATAAGCCCAAGTATTACGGACGTTTCAACCAGGGAGTCGTCACCATCAACCTCCCCGATGTTGCTCTGAGCGCTCTGAAAGTTTGGGAGGCAATCGGCGACCATAACGACATCCAGAATCTGTATGACACCTTCTGGGAGATTTTCGATGAGCGGCTGGAACTGTGTCATAAGGCACTGCAAATCCGTCACGAGCGTTTGAGCGGTACTCTGTCCGATGCTTCTCCTATCCACTGGCAGTACGGCGCTTTGGCCCGCCTGAAAAAGGGCGAAACCATCGACAAGCTGCTTCACGGCGGCTACTCCACCATCTCTTTGGGTTATGCCGGCCTATACGAATGTGTTATGGCGATGACTGGTAAGAGCCATACCGACCCGGACGGAGAGCCTTTTGCACTCAAGGTTATGCAGTACATGAACGACAAGTGCGCTGCATGGAAAGCCGCTGAGGATATCGACTATTCTCTCTACGGTACTCCTATTGAGAGCACCACCTATAAATTTGCCAAGTGTCTGCAAAAGCGCTTTGGCGTTATTAAGGGCGTTACGGACAAGAATTACATAACCAACAGTTATCATGTCCATGTGACGGAAAATATAGATGCTTTCAGTAAGCTGAAGTTTGAATCTGAGTTTCAGAAATTGTCCCAAGGGGGAGCCATCAGTTATGTGGAGGTGCCAAATCTGCAGGAAAATACAGACGCGGTGCTGGCCGTGATGCGTTTTATCTATGACAATATTATTTATGCGGAGTTGAATACCAAGAGTGATTACTGTGAACAGTGCGGTTACGACGGCGAGATCAAGATCGTAACGGACGAGAAAGGAA